AAGAATAGTATTAGAAGAAAAAGAAAATTTATCAATTGAAAATGAAAAATCTTTATTAAATCAAATCGATACAAAAAATATATACGATTTTTACGAAGGTAAAAAAACACCAATGATTAATAATAATTCTATTAGTATTTATAAGAATAATCAAACTGGAATAGAACAATGTCATGATGTAGGCATTACATTTTACGTTTTACATGGTTCTAGTAAGATATTTCTTTTAAATCCAAAGCACAAAGAAGATATTAAGGATAAAGAAAACAAAACTATTAAAAAATGGGCTCATATTAAAACGTTGGAAAAAGGGGATTATCTTATAATACCTACAAATTGGTATTATTTCTTTGAAACAAGTGGTGAATGCATATTGTATAAATCTAAAGCAAATAATATATTTACATTTATTCCAAATTTTTTAAGAGATAATTATTCTTCTTTCCGATTACCAGATTTAATAACTTCAGTTATTTGAGTAATTTGTAGTGTTAAACTAGTTATGATACTACCATAAAGCATGAATTGATAATCTTTAATAGCCTTAAGATAATCAAGACAATAATTACAGATTATATTGTGACCAAAGATAGTTGTCCAATGATCACATCCATAACTCTTACATACTTCGTGTATGGTTATATTTGCGAATATAACTATAAAGAGAATACAGAGATGTTTCTTTATAGTATCTTTAAAATTAATCATAAAAAGGTTTAAGGTTAACGTTATATATTATTTCAAATTTATTATGGTTGCGATAGATATTTATGATATAGCAAATGGTATTTCTCTAATAGGAACATGTCTTGGACTTTTTTCAAGAGTTCCTCAAGTTTATAGGACATATAAAACTAAGTCAGCGAATGATTTATCAACACAAACTATGGCGATTAATATAACCGCGAATAGTTGCTTTCTCTTTTACATGATAGTTAATAAAAATTATTTTATAATGTTGAATTGTATTTCAGTTATTACTCTTGAAAGTTCGCTATTATTTATGAAGAACAAGTATGGAGAATTAAAAAAATCATCTAGTGGAACTAGTTTAGATAAAATGGTTCCTGTTGAAAATGGTATTTAATATTCTTTAATTTCAATATAGTCATCTCCTCCATCTATTTCATAATACATTTCTTTATGGGAAATTTGTAAAGAAGGTTTCGGTATGTAATAGATTATCCATACCCCTATTCCATAAATGCTTACTACTAGCCATGATAGAAACTGATAAGATATATATATCCCATGCATTGTTCTAACTGTATAATATATTGTAATAATATGTGTTAATGCTAAACCACTAAACATATATAATACATCAAGTATTTAAAAATTTATAAATATAATAAAATAAAATATGCGTGTTTTCAATAGAATAATGAATAATTATAGTGTTAAAACAAAGATTCCTTTCCCTATTTTTGATGTTTATCATTTCCGTTGGAATCCATATTGTAGGACCCCTATTCATGATCACGCAAAAGATGGATGTTTTAGTATCTTATTGAGGGGGGCATTAAATGAAAGATTATATGATAAAGATTTAAATTTTATAAAAGAAAACGATTACAAGGCTCCAAATATATCTTTTATAAATGATGAAAAAGGTTATCATTCAGTAAAATCTGATGGATGGTCTACATCTATACATTTTTATTATCCTAAAGGACATAAAACTACATCTTATAAAAAATAAAAACTATATATATAATGGAAATTAAAAGATTATTAGTAATTTTAGGGTTATCAATATTATTTATAGTTTTCTTTTGCGATGACATAGTTGAAGGTTCAGAAACAGGAACAATTGAACCAGAAACAGGAACAATTGAACCAGAAACAATTGAACCAGAAACAATTGAACCAGAAACAGAAACAATTGAACCAGAAACAGGAGAAAATAAAATGGAGGTTGATGATATGATAAAATTACAAATGTTACAGATGGAAGTATTAAAAGATATTGTTAAAAATAAAAAATAACAATTAATATAATATGAAAGACAAAAGATTCTTAATATTATTAGTGTTTTCATTAGTATTTATATTACTATTTTGTGATGATATTATAGAAGGAACAGATGAAACACTCGATTCTACCGTTGAACAAACAGCTACTGGAGAAGATCAGACAAGCGTTGTAGATGTTACACTTACTGGGACTCAAAGTAATGATGGCTCAGCTGGAGCAGATATGACGGCCAGTTCTGGTGGAAGTCAAGATTTAACGATATCTAATACAGATCGTGTAGAAGGAGAAGGTACAGATGCGGATGGAGGTGCTGATGAAGAAATACAAGAAGTTTTTGGTGTTGATTGTGTAAATAATTGTTCTGAATATTTTCATAAATGCGCATACGAAAGAGAAGAAGAAATTTCTACTAAAGGGGGACGAAAAACGAAAGTTGTAGCTGAAAATTTTAATAGAATTGAGAATTGTCCTAATGGAGAAATACCTGAAAGGTCGTGCGATGATCCGGAATGGGGATGTAAACAATGTAATGAGGGATATTACAGGGGTAAAGACAATTTATGTAAACCATTACCAGGTTTGTTTAGTATCTTTTTTTCTATCATAGTATTATTGATTTTAGGTGGATTAGGTTTATTTGTCTATTTTCGCTTTTTAAGATTCAAGGGTAAGGCTTATGCTTTGGGAGCTAAAGATGCAGGATTTACAAGAATATAAAAAATTTGAAGTTTTTATGAATTAGGTATAAAATACAACATGAATATACTTTCAAGAGTAATTTACGAACAAAATAAAATTCTTTTAATGAAAATAGCTGATGATAAATTTACATCAGATGAAGAAAAAGAAGCTTTTATAAAAAAATATCATAAGTTGAATTACGCACATCTAAATACAATGAAAAAAGACAATATCGAAAGTTATAAGAAGAAGTATAGTAGAGTGATGCGTTAAAAAAGTTGAATAAAAAAATAATCTTTTATTGGTGGGCACAACCATAATAGTGTCTATAGATAATTCTGAAACTTGGGGAGTCTTTATCCTTGGAACACCTTTTAATAACTATAACATGACATCTACATACCATACTTAGCAATAAGATAGTCACCCATTATTTAGTTTATTTTTTTATTTTAGGGAATTCTGACAGTCCTTTAAAAATGTAGTTGTATATGAGTTATAGTTTAACAATTATTTTTAATTTAATTTTTACATATTATATATTAAAATATACGATATTATATAAATTCTTCAACTTCAGGCTCCAATAAGACCTAATTTACATTCAAAAACAATAAAAATTCAACTACATTAAGGCCACTTTCTTCTGACGCGATTGATTTATATTTAGAAAATGCGAGATTAAGAGAAGAAAATAAAGCGTTAAAGTCAAATTACCAAAATTTACAAAGAGAATATGATAGACTAAAAAATATATCTGAAATTCGTAAAAATGTTAGAAAGGGGTTATTGGATAGACCCTATTTAGATGAAAGAAAGATTATGTTAACGATATGAGAGATAAATATGGAATGGACTTAGATATAGGAACATTCAGTGAACAAATGCTTGTAGGATATGATGATCCTGAAATACAAATGAGTCCTAGAGGGAGAAAGTTAAGTGGGGGTAGTTTTAAAAAGAAAAAACCTAAAAAGACAAAGCGTAGAAAGAAAGCAGAAAAAAAAATCATTTAATATTTTTTAAGTTTATTTTATTAATTATCTATATTATATATATATAGATATGCCTCCTGTTACGTTTGTTAAAGACAATTCAATAAAATTAGATTATGAAGTTGAAATACAGATGTTTTATATTATAATCCTTATGATGATTCATGATGGTTATCATGATTTTTATAATGATAAAAGTAAAGAGGCTTTTAAAAAATTATTTTTAAAACATGGTAATATTTTGAAACAATATGCTTCTTTTCTTCTCCCTCAAGCTCAAGCTCAAGTTCAAGCTCAAGCTAAAGCTCAAGCTCAGATGGCACTGACGACAGCGTCGGCCGCGGTCGGGGTCGGGGCCGGGGGCGGAAAAGGAAAAGGAAACAAAAAAGAAGGAAACAAAGGAAACAAAAAAGAAGGAAAAAAGTCACACCCCCAGTCTGTAATTTCCAGACCCAGGGTCCAGACTTCAACAATAGACACTAGAGGGATACAGCAAGCGGCGGCGGTGGCGGAGGTGGAAGATCTCGTAAACGCTGATAGAATGTCAGTGGAACAGTCAGAAAAAGGCACTCCAGAAAAAGGCACCGTGGCAGCGGCGGTAGCAAAAGAGTTTACGGGACAGCTAAATCGGCGGCGGGAGCAAGAGATAGCGGCGGCCAAGCAGTGGCAGCAGGGGTGGCAGCAGCAGCAGCAGCAGCAAGCACAACTGGCTACACAGCAAGCACAACTGGCTACACAGCAAGCACAGCAGCAAACACTCCAACAGCAGCAGTGGCAGCAGCTCCCTTCGTCTCAGTCTCTCACCCTAGATCCTCATCAGCAGCAGTGGCAGCAGCTCCCTTCGTCTCAGTCTCTCACCCTAGATCCTCATCAGCAGCAAGCACAGCAGCAAACACTCCAAGAGGCGCAGTGGGGGCAGCTCCCTTCGTCTCAGTCTCTCACCCTAGATCCTCAGCAGCAGCAAGCACAGCAGCAAACACTCCAAGAGGCGCAGTGGGGGCAAGCACAGCAGCAGCAGCAATCAGATGTGCCTGAAGTTGATATGAAAAATCTCGCGCCGCCGCCGCCGTCGTCTGCTGGCGTAGGAACGATTATGTCCGAAGATGAATTAGAACTATTTAATCTCTCTGAGTCTCGGTCGCGCTCCCCACCCAGTCCTCCTCAGTCTCCCACCCTAGATACTCGGCAGGCCTGGGCACAAAAGGACGCCGAAACACGAATACAAAGACCATCAAAACCACATCAAGAAGAACGTGATAGATTAGCTATTATAAAACTGCAAGAAAATGTAGAAACTGAATGGACAAGAAGAGAAAATGAGTTGGATGCTAAACTTACGGAACTCGAAGAAAATAATGAAATTGAAAAAGAATATGTTAAAGATTGGAACAAAGATTGGAACGAAGATTCGAAGGTGTCAGAACTAACGAAAATAATAGAACACACAATATCTGTATTTTTGTCGCTGGTGAGTTCGGATCAAATAATAGCTGAAATAATGAAATCAGAAGAGCAGTTGTTGTCCAAGCAGCAGCAGCAGCAGCAGCAGCAGCAGCAGCAGCAGCACGGGTGGAGAGTAAAAATTCATCTAGATGCTAAAAGTATTGCTATAAGTAAAATAAAGTTATTAAAAAAGAAAGCAGAGAGAGCGGAGAAAGAACTTGAGGCTAAAAGTATTGCTATAAGTAAAATAAAGTTATTAAAAAAGAAAGCAGAGAGAGCGGAGAAAGAACTTGAGGCTTTCGGGAACGATCTCATGGAGGGTGATGAAGTAGAACGATCGTCCCCGCTGGTGGCCCTAAAAAAATTTATAGATGATGAGAACAAGGAGGAGGAGGAAATATTCGGTAAGGGAATCAAAGAAAAGGAGGAAAGACCTATTGATTATTTATATGAAAAAATGTCACATATATATATATATTTCTTATATAGAGCATTAAATAGTGAAATAAACCAACAAATAGATACAAAAAATCTTTCTATAATTATAGAAAAATTAAGTAAAATTATATCTAGTTTAGAAAATGTGCGTGACACACCTGATCCACTTTTACAAGAACTCATCCTAGATATACAAACATATCATGATACAGACTCACGCCGACGCGCATCACTTTCATTATTGGATCGTGAAAAAATAAAACAAGATTTGGTAACAAAGAAAGTTTGTGAATCCCTTATTAAACTGGGAAATTCGGGAAATCCTCTTTTAAGGGATATGGGTGGTGGATCAAAAGAAATGAGACCTAGTGTAGAAGTGAGTGGATCTGAAGAAAGTGAAGGTGAACCTAGAGATGACATAGGCGGTCAAGATGAAGATGAAAGTGCGATGATACAGGGTGTTTCTAATAGTCTAACTGATAACGAAGATAACATATTTGAAATGGTTTTTCAAAAAGTAAATGGAATTCAAGGTGTAAATAGTGAGGAATTTGTTAATATTGCTGAAGATTTTATATCATATGAATTTCATAAATTAACGTCAAAATCCTTAAAGGAAGAAGAACAAGAAGCTTTAGCTATTACTGAAGGTGTTTTTGATTGGATTGAAAGTATTTATGGTGAAGGTGCATCCTTAACACTATCAAGGTTGATACTATATCTGGCTCGTAAAGAATCTGAACCATTACTTAGAACTTCTTCTCTACACACAAACAAATTTGTAGATAGTAATAAAGGATTAGTTACATTATTATTTGCTAAAATAGATACGGATAACAATGGAGAGATTAGTAGAACAGAATTATTAAATTATATTTCTGTTAAAAAAGCGATTCATCCTAAAACTTTATTAAAAGAAAAAACTGATATGTTAGAAAGAGATTCTGAAATATTGAAAGAATATGTATCTAAAACTTTACATAAATCTATCAGTTTTGAAGATTTTTATTTTGATAAGACATTCTGTGGTTTGGCGACGGAATTGGCGTGTTCTTTCTCCCCTCAGTCAGAAATTCGTGGTAAAACAGAAAAAAAGAAACCCTCCCTTTTAAAACAACCCATGGATGTTGACGTCTTTCCGCGTCAACATCCAGGAGGTGTCAAGGAAGGTGGGTCTGGAGATGTTGATATGAGCGGGCCGGAGGATGTGTCAGAGCCAGAAGAAAGCTCGCAAAAAGGCGCCATAACTTCTGTTAAAACAGATATTATTTTGTCTCCATGTAGAGATTTTATAATACTTTTACTAAAAGAATTAAATTTTTTTAAGACTGAACGATATAGTATAATTGAGAGAATATTGGGATTTATTGATAGACCAGATAGTTGGTGGTCAGAAGAATTTGATGACGAAAATGGAAAAGCTGAATATGAAAAATATGAAGACAATATCAAAACTATATTAAGAGGGGTTTTCTCTATAAGTAATGATTCATTAACAGATGATATTGACATACATGGTATTGTTAAACTTGTTGATTCTATTATAGTAAGATTTGGTAATATAAAGAAATTTTTGAAAAATAAACTATATGAACAAGTTAAAACACACACATTTGACGTATATTTGCCTGGAAGAGAAAAAGGCGTATTTGATGAATTAACATTAGAATACGAATATACTGATAAAAAAATAATAAATATGTCGGTTAAAGAATTTATTTATATATTTTTAAGAAAAGTGAATGAGGATAATATTTTACCCAAAATGAATACTCATATAACTATGACATATGATAAAGGAACACACGCGGGTGTGGATCTGCGAGCAGAAGCAAAATTATTATATCAAGCGATTGAAGGGAAATTTCAATATTTTTGTAATAGCGCTGAGGTCCCAGTGGCTTCGCCTACAGTTGGATTTTTAGTAGATAAAATTAATGAATTACTCAAAATATTTGGAAACCATGATGAAATATTAGAAAAGATAGATGATTTTATTCAATTAATTCAACAATTTAAAAAATTTATAGAAAGGTTTACACCTTATTTCGACACTGGAAAGAAGAAAGCTACATTGAATGAAGTTGAAAAGAAACAATGGGCACATATTTTTAATTTTTTAACAAGAGATTATGTAGAAGTTCTGAGCAAAGCTCCGCCAGATTTATTTTCATTAGATACTGCTGTTCTTTTTGAAGATATAATATCATATGGTGGTTCATCCCCCCCCACTCTAAAAGATATGAAAAAAGGGGATTCATTAGATAAAGAAATATGGAAAAAATTATATTCTAAAAGAGTTTCTGTTAGGGACATGCATCCAACAGGAGATGATAAGACGAAAAAGAAAACAGTTAACAATGCTATGCCACCTCAAATGAAAAAACTTTTTCAATTTATTTTTGCTTGTCAAACTTCTATTTTAGATCCTATGTTGACATTTGGAAGCTGTACAAGGGTAAGATTCCCTGCGAATGGATATGAATTAGACTACAAAATAAGAGCAGGAGCAGATGAACAAAACTATATACATATCAAATTACCTATAAAAGCTATTAATGATGTGAGTATCGTTGATGGTGAGGTTACAGTAGTGATAAATGGGGAAGAGTTGGTTAAAGATACATTTACAGAAAGTCACTTTAATTCAAAAGAACCTTTCTCTATAGCTAATATTGTAAGTAAATTAATACCGCTTGATGGTAATTATGAAACAGGAAATCCAGACGATAGATTAAATAATAGAAATTTTCTTTTTAGAAAATTTCTAGGTGATTTTTTACAAGCATTACAAGTATTCGCAAGCATTTACAATAAAAGTGGAGAAAAGGATTGCAAAGAATTAGGAGATTACCTTTATTTTTGTAATGATAAACCTGCTTCAATAATGTTACAGATATTAATTTATGCGTGTCAAAGACAACACGGTGGATATAATTCAGATCTAATAGTAGGTGGTCATGTTGAAAGATTTAAACCCCAGCGAGCAAAAAACCCTACAGATTACGTATGGTATGCGCACCATCATTTTAAAAAATTAGATACTTATCTGTCGGCAGTCTTTCCTGTGAGTCCTGTTCCTGCAGGGGGTGGTGGTTTACTATTAAAAAATAAGAATACATTAAAGAAAAAGAAGAAAAGAAAAACAAGGCGCAATACAAGACGCAAATCTAGACGCAAATCTAGACGCAAATCTAAACGCAAATCTAGACGCAAATCTAGACGCAATACGCGACGCAATACGCGACGCAATACAAGAAGAAACTCTAGACGGAGAAATACTCTAAAGAAAAAACGCAATACTAAGAAAAAAATAAAAAATAATTTAGCGGGTGGAGGGGGTAAGAAAAAAAAGAAGACACCTCAAAAGACCCCTAAGAAGGTAAAGGCACTTCAAAAAAAAAGCCTGTAAAAGTGAATGCGATAAAAAGAAATAATGAAAAACAAGTAATTATTCTCCTAAAGCGGTTTGAAAACTAGTTAATTTACTATCATTGTTAGAACAATATTCGATTAATTCTTTTGCTAATAATTTGTAAGCCTTACCATTACTTTCTTGCTCTCCAATAGTAGGGCAAATTTCAATTTCATTGATAAAAAATTCTCTACATCTTTTATCATTGTTCATACAACATGCGAAATCTACACGACATTGTACAAGTGGTTCATGGTCTTTAAAGATATCTTTTAGTAATTCTTCTCCAGTTTTTAAACATTCGTCTAAAAGTTCTTTTTCAATTTTATCTTGTGATTGAAAGACACCTTGACCATCTTCCCATTGTTGTTTGTAAGAATATATATTTTTACCGTTGATCCAATATGTTTTAATTTCACCAAACTTATTGAATTCTGGGATAAATTCTTGAACTAAGATTCTTTTAAAACCTTTCTTTTTAAGACTATTAAGATAGTCTGTTACTTTTTTATCTGTAACATTACGTATTATTTTAAAGCCAGTTTTAAAAGCACCTAGTTCAGGCTTTACAATGATTTCTTTAAAATTATGCTTTTTGATAAAAGTCATGATAGGCTTTACAGAATAATTATTAAGGTTAACAAATTTTGTAGGTGTGATATTATAACCTTTCTTATGGAAATATGTTAAATATTTATGTTTATTGATGACAAACTCTTGCATTTTTTGTGAAGGAAAAACAGTTGCCTTTGTCCGTTTAAGAATATTCATATATCTTTGATAACCTGGATATTTACCGTTCATAAATGAGTATACGCCTTCAAAAATGCTAAAAATAAAATCACATTCATTTGCTTCTTTAAGAGTAAATGTTTGACCAAAAAGTGGTACAACACTAAAACCATTCTTTTCACCATAGGCTTTTATTTCAGCAAAGATGGCAAAATCATAAGGTATATAATCACCATAAATATCATATTCCTGTAATACATCTAATATCTTCTTATTTTCTTTATAATATTTTTGAGATACTGGTTCGTCCTCAGTCCCTATAATTACACCAATTTTTTTCATTAATATATTATATATAATATAATAATATGGATTTTGCGATATACCCTGTAAAAAACTCTGGATATTACAATAGTGGAGAACCATTTGTAGGTGATTCTAAAACAAATAACTGCTTACATACACCAGAATTCAAACCTAAATCTTGTAAAATAGATGTCTCAGCTGGTTATCATAAACCACTTAATGAAGTTTGTAAAGAAATACATTACAGTATTGCTGAAAAAGATCCTTCTGAAATATGTTCTGATTCTCCATGGAATAATATGACAAGAAGAATTTCATTAGTTAAAGATTATTAAAATAAAAGTATATTAATATTAAATGGATAAAGGCTTTTTATTAAATCGTAATCATAATTATTATATTGGAAAAACCATTACATATAAAGATTATATATGTAAGGACTGTAGTCAGAAAAAAAAAGAATATGAAGTTTGTAAAGAAGAGGATTGTCATCCAAAAGATATCTTAAATCTTGGTTATATTGAAGTATCTTCTGGTAGGTATCCTATTTCCTTAACTACACCTGCAATGGTTTGTCCTTTTGGTTTCAATAAAAGGACAAATACATTAACATTACAATTTACAAATTATAAAACTGACCCTGAAATGAACAGTTTTTTAAGATTTATTAAAGAGCTTGAATTACAACAAATGCAATATATAGGTTTAGATGAGGAAGAAGTAGATATGTATTTGTCTCAAATTAAAGTTGATGAAAAGGGTAAATATGACCCTAATTTAATTTTAAAGGTTCCTTTTAGAGATAATGGATATGATGTATCTATAAAAAATAAAAGTTCTTCAATATCAGTTACAAATATTTATAAATGGACAAAATTAAGATGTGATATTTATATTGATAAAATATGGAAATTTAATGGTAAATATGTATGTAAGTGGAAGGTAAAGAACATACTAATAGAGTAAACGCGTTAATATTATTTTTAAAGTATCTAATAAAATGTAAAAATGGCTAGTAATATAATTAAGTGTGATGATGTAAAGATAAGCAAAGTTAATTATACAAAACCAGAAAAGAATGGTCAGTCATATTTTTCATCAATCAGTTATGGTGATGGATTAAATCCTTTTTACATTCAGACACCCAAGTTAATATGTAAGACAAATATTTCTGAAATGAAAGGTAAGAAGGTTCCATATCTTGATGTTGAGGTTCCTAGCGGAAAGATGAATATTTATGACTTCTTACTAACACTTGATGATAATAATATTAAGACAACCGTTCAAAAATCTGAAGAATGGTTTGGAAAACATATTCCACTTCAAGCAATTGACGATATGTATAGAAGAACTACAAAACCTTTTAAAAAAAACACATCACCTCAAATAAGGTTAAGATTACCTCTTATTAAGAATGAAATTAAGTGTGGTGTTTACAATCAAAACCGTATTTTTGTAGGGGCTGATGAAGTTAAAGAAGGTTCTGAAGTTGTCCTTATTTTACATGTGAGGGGACTAAAGATTTTAAAGACAACATATTATTGCGATTGCTATATAACACAGATTAAATTATTTCAAGAAAAAGAATCAAAATTCAATATTATTAAAGATTATAGTATTTTGGATGATGATGATGAAGAAGAACATGATATAGAAGATATCTTTAGTGAAGAAATACAAAACTCGTTTAAAGAAGAGGAGTCTAAAAAGCAAGCTGAAGAGAAGGCTCAAAAGCAAGCTGAAGAGCAGGCTCAAAAGCAGGCTGAAGAGCAGGCTCAAAAGCAAGCTGAAGAGCAGGCTCAAAAGCAAGCTGAAGAGCAGGCTCAAAAGGAGGCTGAAGAAAAAGAAAAGAAAAGGATTGCGGAAATGATCCAAAAGAAAAAACAAGAATTGTTAGAATTAGAGGGGTTAATTAATTAATATTTTATCTTTTTCTTTATTTTTTTTTATGTTTAATATATATAAATATGGATTGTAAAAATTTACTTATGTATGGCCTTATTATTTTGGTTGGACTATACTTACTAAAAGATATTTGTGGATTTAAAATCCCGTTCCTTGAAGGTATGGAAAACATTGATAGTTTAACCAGTGGAACACCCATTGGAACACCTTCGTCAACTGGAGCCCTACCAAGTGACCCAGAAAGTTACGTAGAAGCTTCACTTAACAAAGATGTCCCTGCTTGTAGAAAGAGAGATCCTCTAACGCCAAAAGATCTACTACCAGTAGATCAGGCAGCAGAAGATTTTGAAAAGCAGAATCCTGATGGTGAAGGTATATTAAAGGGTGTTAACTACCTCGATGCTACTTATCATGTTGGCGTTAATACTGTAGGTCAGAGTTTAAGAAACGCAAACTTAAGTTTAAGAGCTGAACCACCTAACCCCCGTGTCGCTGTAAGCCCATGGTTAAACTCTACAATTGATTCTGATTTAAGTCGCAAGCCTCTAGGTGACAATTTGAGCTAAATAAATTTGATATAAATATAATAAAGATTATAATTCAATAGTATTATATACAATGGAAAATACAACTAAGTTCAAAGCTAACCCTTATAATTTGAATAATCGGTTGATATCAGCTGATGATATCATTAATATTATGAGAAAACTTAATATTAATGATTTTAAAACAACTAATTTGAAGTTATATCAAAAATGTTTTATCCATAAGTCATATTGTAAATTGAAAGATTATGAAGAATATGAATATCCCGGTAAAGATTATTTACCTCTACAGGATGAATCATATGAAACAATTGAATTTTTAGGAGATGCTATTCTTGGAAGTGTAGTATCGGCATATATTTATCGGAGATTTCATTTAATCTATGGTGAAAATGAAGGCTTCTTAACAAAACTAAAGATAAGATTAGTATGTGGTGAAAATCTATATGATGTTTCAAAAAAGATGGAGTTCTCAAAATATTTAGTAATATCAAAACATATCGATGATAATTGTTCAGGAAGAGACAATAAGAATATTTTAGAAGATGTCCTTGAATCATTTATTGGAGCGCTCTACATGGATAAAGGTTATGGTTTTACTGAAGATTTCCTTATTAAAGTTATAGAAGAATATTGTGATTTTACAGAGATTATACTAAAAGATACAAATTATAAAGATCAGATATCAAGATACTTTCAACAGACATTTTCTGTCTACCCTAAGTATAAGACAGAAAAATATGAAAATATATTTAAAAGTACGATTTATAATGGAGAAAATATAGTGTGTGTAGGTAGTGGAGAAAGTAAGAAGAGAGCAGAGCAGGATGTTTCTAAGAAAGCACTAATACATTTCAATGTAATTACAGCTTAAATATTATATTATATTCTATATATTATATAAAATACAATGTCTAATGAGTTTATAATTGAAGACGATGTATATGCTGTCCTTCTTGAGTTTTTTAATGGAGATATAATAAATCTTGATAAAAAAGTTTTAGCAGGATTAAAAAAAGGTAAGTTTGGTAAAAAGGATATTGAACCTATTGATGATAAAGTTTACAAGGTTCTTAAAAAAATACTCAAACTAGAAGAGAAAATGCCCGAACAATACGCTGAAATTGAATGGGTCTATCCAGAAAAGAAAGAATCAGAAGAACAAGAAGAATCGGAAGAAGAAACGGATGAAGAACCACCTGAAGAACCACCTACTGAGGAAGAAGAAGGGGAAGGTGAGGTTGAAGAGATATCTGAACCATATGAATCTATCATTCCTCAAAGAAAAGCTTTTATAGACTGGGTGAATGATGTTTTTTATAAAGAAGTATTAGAATCTTACAAAGATAGAAAAGGAGATGAAGAAGAAATAAAGATATATCAATATTTTGTTAAGAAATATTTATCAATTGAAGCACCTCTTCGTGGTCTTTTGATTTATCATGGTCTTGGAACAGGTAAAACTGCTACTTCTGTAATTACAGCGGAAGGATTATCATTAAAGATGCCTATTTATACTTTTTTACCAGCTTCTCTTGAGACAGAATATATGAAAGAAGTAAAATCATGGGGTAGTAGTCTTTTCAAGGTAGAAAGAAATAATTGGATTTTTTATCCTATTGATGAAATTAAGAGTAACCTTTCATTGAGAAAAAAATTTAAAGGGGAATATGGTATTGAGGAAGAAAATATAAACAACATTTTCAGAAGAACAAAAACAAAACTAAGAAATAAATTAGATGAAGATGATGAAAACTATTCAAAAGATCTAGGATTAATTACAAAAAAATTAAATGATATTAAAGGTCTTTTTATTCCATCGGGTCCATTAAAAGATGTATACAGAGATATCTATACATTTGATGGTAAAGTTATTGAAAAACCCGATGATAAATTACCAACAGATAGAGAAATAAATGTTATTAATATGAGTGACGAACAAGATACCAATTTTTATTTAGAATATATTGAAGAACAGATGAATGTTTTAATCAAACTTAAATATAATTTCATCCATTACAATGGTTTTCCAAAAGTAGAGGATTTTGATTTTAAAAATAATAGAGGAAAAGTTCTTGAAAAAGAAAAACCTACTGAAAACGATAAATTAGTATTAGACTTTGCTGAAAAGTATAAAGAAAACTTTGAAAATTATTATATTCGTTCACCTTTCAAGAACAATGTCATTATTATTGATGAAGTTCATAATTTTGTAAGAGAAATTATTAATGAAAGTGTTCCTGCGAATATATTTTATAATTGGATTGTTGATGGTGAAGACATTAAAATAGTTTTCTTATCGGGAACACCGGTAATAAATAAACCAGCTGAAATTGCTATCTTATTTAATATGTTGAGAGGTTCACTTTTAGTATTTGACTTTACAGTAAAGTCTGATAAAGATGAAGCTGATTTACAAAGAGATCTAAGAAATTACTTTTACAATGAAAATTCATCGATTGAACAAATACATACTTCAAAAAAGAAAGGTAAAATTGTTATATCATTTACAAAAACAAAGACAAACTTTGAATCTATTATGGACGATAAAGAAATTATAAAGACAATCAAATATAATAATCACGATCTAGATTCATTTTTTGATGAGATATATGAAGGATTATTTAAATTTTTTGATGAAAGAGATGTGATTCCTAAGAAAAAAGATCTTTTAAGTAAGTCTCCCTATAAAGAAATAAAGTTAGGGGAAGAAGTTGTTTTTGACGAAGATATTAATATACCTTTCAACCGTAAACAAAAACTTTTTGAAATTGTACAAGATGGAGAAAAGATTGATTTATCGCAAAATGAAAACTTTGTAGAGTATTTTCTTGATGACAGCTACAATATTTCCCCTAAAAAGAAAGTTTTCTTAAGAAGAATGATTTTAGGTTTAACTTCTTATTATCCAATTGATAGGAAGTCAATTAAATTTATGCCTCAAGTTGTTCCTCCAAGAATGAATGTCCCGCTTTATAAAGATTATACAATTGTTAAAAATACAAATATAGTCCTTTGTCCTATGGGACCAGTTCAATGGTCAAACTACGAAAATGAGTATATGCGTGAAAAATTAAGAAGACTAAACAATTTGAAGAAAAAAGACCTTTACAATGATAAAGATAATTCAGATTATAGTATAAGAACTAGACAGACATGTAACATTGTTTATGATGATGATTCTTTTAGAAAAGAAGATGATGAAACAAAGAAACTTAAAACATATGAACGTATGCGTATGAATGGAAACTTTTCTTTTGATGGTAAACTGAGACTTTATTCTCCAAAGTTTTACAAAATATTAGAAAATATTAATCGTTTTATAAAAGATGATACTCCAACAGGTAAAGTTTTATATTACAGTGATTTTAGAAAAGATTCTGGTTCAGAAGCATTTGAACAGATATTGTTGGATAATGGTTATGAAAAATACGATCACAATAGAAAAGATATTGACACTCTTATAAGTGAAGGATCAAAAAAGAAGAGATATACATTTTTAACTGGGGAAGAAGAACAAGAATTAAGGAAATATAATAAAGAAGCATTTAATAGAGATGAAAATGTCTTTGGCGAATACATACAGGTAATATTAATTTCAAGTGCTGGGGCTGAAGGTATATCTTTAAAATGCGTGAGACAAGTTCATATTATGGAACCTTTCTGGAACTATATACGTATCGATCAGGTTTTTGGAAGAGCTATTCGTATGAAATCTCATATGAATGAACTATTGCCAAAAGGTGAACGTAATGTAGAACAGTATTTATACTTGTCATCTTTACCAGATGGAGAAACAGTAGAAGATATCTTTAACAACTTAAAAAGAGAAAAATGGCCTGATGTTGATGAAATTGAGATTGATGGAGATATCAAAATGACATTATTAGAAAAGTATAAACCTGTTTACAAAACTATTACTAAGATACTATCTATGAAAAAAGAAACAAATGGAAGAAGTGTAGATCAGTTATTATTTGATATTATGGAACGTAAAAATATTATCAGTTCAAATATAACTGACATTATCAAAGAATCATCTGTAGATTGCATTCAAAATAGTCGTGATGATATACAACTAAATAATAAATGTCTTCGCTTTTCTAGTAAATTAAAGGCTGAAGAGTCTCATTTCCCAGGTATTAACTCTTCAGAATTAAATCAGATAGATGTAAAGCAATTCAAGAGTAACTTTTTACAATACATTAAACCAAATATATATGTTATTTTAGCAAAAAAGAAAGAAGATGATAGTGATATGTATATTTACTATAATCTTGAAAAAACAAATGATGAAATAGATGTTCGGTATATTCGTGAAAACGGACTTCAGGTTTGTGATTATGATCCTAAGAATAAAAGGTTTACATACTATGAATTAAAAGATCATCCTCTAAATGAAAAATTAGGAAATGTATTTTCTGTATTTAAAACAATATACAAAACTCCTAAAAAATTATTAGAAAAGATAAATAAACTTGACTTTCCACCTATCAAAAGCTTTAAGAAAGAAGAAAATATAGAAGGTTATATAGTAAAATACAATCCAACTGAAAAATTATATTTTAGTCCTCTTTCAAAATCATCTATTATCAAACTTTATCCTTATAAAGAATACAAGTATAATAATTATTCAATACAGGGTTTAAGTTATGTTTTTTTGAGAAACAAAAGATTATTTAAGAGTATTGATTAAAATAAATCATATTTTGATTGCTAATGTTTAATATCTTCATATCAATATTATTATAAACTTTATCTTGGTGATCTCCATCTATTTTACAAAATATCATATTATCTTTGATTGCTTTTATTTTTAATGGATTTGATAATAATTCAATAATATACATATCGTATGTTTGAATATTAATTATCTTTACCATATCTTTAACTTTAAAGTTTCTTGTGTCTATTTTTGAACATGTGAAGATAATTACATTATGTTTTATTTCCATGATATTTATTTTAAGAATATCATTCGTTGAGTATTTCACATTTGAGATATCTCTTATATCAATTGAAAGACGTCTTAAGGGGAATGTTATGTTGAATATAATATTTTCAATTGGCTCATAAATCCCAACTGAATTAAATTCATTTTGAATAATATCTTTTTGTTGTAGACAAACATCCATATCTAACTCTTTTATTTTAAGTGTAAGTATTGGTAAAGTAAATATATAATTATCTTCAATTGGTATTATAATTCTAGATAAACTATGTAGTTTTTTTGGATCAATCCCTTCTTTTGATAGATCAATACTATAATTGTATCGTGATGAATTAATACTTGTTCTTTTATTAGATGTAAAAGATACTAATTTAAGATTTCTTTCAAAAATGGGTATTTCTTCTTTTTCTACTATCTCTGTTTCAAAAACACTGGATTCATCTGATTCTTCTTCAATGATTGTTTCTATCTTTGTGCCTTTAGCATTTTTTAGAATATCATCAATACTTGTACCTTTTCCTAGTTGTGTTTGTTCTTCTTGAGGAGGTATTTGTATACTTTCTCTTTCTTTCATAAGTTCGGCTAATTTTGTTTCACTATCTTCCGATTTATCTTCATCCATTTTTCTAAAACCAGACGGTTGTTCTTTTTCTTCAATATTACTTCCTCTATTTTTTTTTATCGTTGTATCTAATAATACTTTGTTTATTTCTGAAATATCTTCAAAATCATTTTTTTCAAAGATATCTTTCATATCTTCTAAATATTCATTTTTTACCTTTTCATCGCCTTCAATCGTTATATTGTAGTCTTTTTTTAAAACATTATCCGCCATATTAAACATAAAGTCTTTGTTTATATCTGAAAAAAATTGATCATATAGAGACATATTTAATTAATTAGTCTTACTTTTAAAAAAAAATAGATAAACGTAAAAATCATTTAGGTATAAAGAAAAATTTTCTAAACTTTTCCATTTTTTTATCATTCTTTTTGTTTTTGATATATTTTTTAAAATTTTGTCCTTTTAACATTGAAACCAAAAAATGTAAACAGTATACACCACATTCTGTATTTTCATGTTGATGTTTAATATCATTATATAAAAATTTTATATCTCTATTTATATCTAAACATTGATCTTGTATCCTCTTAACAAATTCAACGACTTCTTTTTTTGGTTTACTAGCTAGAGAATCAAAGTAATAAATACATGGTTTATTCTTAATGTTTTTTCCTTTTAAATCAATATAGAGAGAGAACCAATGTTGTCCGGAACGATCATGTGGATCTGTATTAAACACCATACCTAAAAATTCTGTTCCATCCCTTTTTATCTCTGGAATACTTATATTACAAAGTTCATCAGCTACACATTTATTTTCAGTTAACTTTTTATCAAAATCAATAGGATTCGCACCTAAGTATTGAAATTTAGGATAAGCTTCTTCATACTGTGCCATTACTTTATTAATATCTAAAGTTGATAACCATTCATTGGGATTACTTTTCCATTTTTCTGGCATATCGGGTCTAAAACTTTCTTCAAACTTTTCTAAATCCTCACTTGAAAGTTCATCTCTAATAAAGTTAAGGGTTTTCCAACATTTTTCAGTATCACAATCACTTTTATCTTTTATTTTTTGTGAAATCTCTTTATGGAGTTTTTTTTTATCTTTATGAAGTGTTACTTTATAATCATACTTGTTAAGTATTGATGCTATTTTTATGAGTAATTCTTCATCTAAACAAGACACTTTATTATCTTTTCTAGATGGAGAACAATGTCCTTTTACAAACATTATATATATATAAATAAAATATTTAAAAAATATAAGTAAATGATATCTAAAAATGAATAGTATGTTGGATTCAAAGAGTGTAATATTGGAAAATATTGATAATATCTTTAATGAATATAATCGTATCAATGAAGAAAAAAATGTGGATCTCATGAACATTATACAGGAATGTAATGATTTACGAGAATGTAATAAAAAACTTATTACAGAAGTAAGTGAAAAAGATAAACTACTTATTGTTAATGAAAAGAAAATGATTGATTATGAACATATGATAAATAAAATACAAGAAGATGCTATGAAAGAAAAGACTGAAAAAGAACGCTTCGATATGCTTAAGAAACAAGATAAAGAAATTTACGAAAGAGATATTGAAATAAATAGACTTCAGAAAAAACTAGAGTTGTTAGAAGAAAAGTTAACAATGTTTAACAATAATTCAGATGTAGATGATACAGTTCAAGAAGTTCAGGAAGAAAGAGAAGAAAAGACACTTGTTGAACGTATGAAATCTATTAAAAAAGAACAAGAGGTTGAAGTTGTAGAAGAAGAAGTTGTAGAAGAAGAAGTTGTTGAAGAAGAAGTTGTAGAAGAAAAACCAACCGAAGTTGTTGAAAATCCAGATGATAAAATTGAAGGTGAAGATAGTGGAGAAGAAACTGAAGAATTATCAGATGAAGAAGGAGAAGAAGTAGAAATAATAACACATTATAAAAAAGAATACTATATCATTGTAAATGAAAAGCCACAATACATCTATACAATTGAAGATGGTGATTTAGGTGAAAAAGTAGGAGAAGTTCAAGGTAAGAAAAAGGTATTTTACAATTCTTCTAAAAACTGAATATATTGTTTGTAAAGACTTGTGTCTGTTTTAAAATTAAAATGTTCTCTAAATCCTCCAGGATCATTCTTGTAAAATTCCATTAATTCGGGATCAAGATAATTACTCTTACATATTGCGGGAGTATTATGAAGTTTAATCGAAACACTTTCAATACATTTTTTTAATTCTGAATTTTGATTTTTCATAAGCTGTCTAATAAGCTCTATGTTTGCTCCCCATGTTCTAAAATCTTTCGCAGTAAATTTTCCAAATTGTTTTAAATATTTATTCACATCAGAAGACTTGATATTATAATACTTTTCTCCCTTCCTGTAAGTGAATATTCTATCTTCTTTTCCTATTGTTCTCTTTTTTTGACGAAGTGTTTTTATAAGTTTTTTATTTTTGACCGTACAAATATTTCTTACATTCTTTTTTCCATTAAAATCAATCACTAATTCATCTTTACCTTTTACTTTAATATGTTTCCCTTGTAATGTTGTAGTCCCATATGATTTATTCTTTTTTGAATAAACATCATTACCTATTCTAAATTGACATTCCATAATCAATGTAAGGATGATAGATATTTGTTTATTTTTAGAATCTTTAACAGTGTAAAGGTCCTCATTTATCTTATCACTTATTTTGTTAAAGTTTTTTCCAAAAGATAACATCTTATCAAACTTCTTATGGCTTTGAGCTTGGGTATGTTTCTTATTATATACATATTGTGAACGACCTTTTTCATCATAACCGATCGCTAATATTTTGTCTTCTTTATCAAGGTTTATTTTTACATTATCATAAGCAGGAGCGATATAAACACCCTTAATAGCATTTTCTATCTTTTTTTTATCTTTTATTTCTTTATCATTTTTATCGTAATATTTATGTTTGTATTTTTTTCCAACTTTCCTTAGAATTTTACGCACTATATACTTTTCCATACTATATATAATACAATTATTTTGTTATGCTTTTTTTATTAATTTTGACCATTGTGTTGGATCATCTTTATCTGGTGGAGCATTGAGATATTCCCAATCATAAAACCCACATACATCAACATATGCCTCTTTTACATCATGAACAGCTTTTACAAAAGAATCATCCGAAAATTGACCTGACATCATACCCATAACAATTTTATCTTCAGGATAACCATTGTCTACTATTTTTTTATAAGTATCTAAACTGAATGATTCATAACATTGACAATTAAACCAACTTATCATTTTTCCTTCATCCGAATTGTAAAGATCTTTATAGATAAAACCACCCATACCAGGAGTATCAGTTTCCATACACGAAGATACAGGTGCCATAGTTATTAGAAAATTTTCGCCAAAATCAGTATTAATAGCTCTGATCAACTTTTTAATATCTTCTATATTGACAACCTCTTCTACATCTAAATTAATACCTTGAATCCAAGGCTTAGAAGAAAGAAATTCTTTTAGTTTTTCATAATAAAGGCTAAAGTTTGAGAATAATTCTTTAAAAGCACCCCCAGCACCACCTACCATACAAGATATATGAACATGTGATTCTGATAATTCTTGAGTTTCTTTCCAAAGATTATCAAACTTCGTATTACTTGGCAAGTAATCATTCAAATATAATTTATTATCTCCAAAATGTATAGAAGATATTATCAAGTTTGTTGTAAAATAGCTAGTTTTAAGTTTCTCTAAACCTACAAATGTCTGGTAATAGTAAATTATTTTCATTTATTATTTAATAATATTTCTTCTTTATATAAAAATGAACTACTATTTTTTTATCTTTGTAATAACAATTTTATTCTTAATATATGTCGAGTTTAGTGTTGGAGGAGTAGTTTACAGGGTTGATGCTAGTGGGGTAAAAGGTTTTCATCTTTCAAATATAATACATTATCTCGTAGACCCTCTCCATAATCGTTTTCTCTGGAATTTTGAACTTTTAGATGTAAATTACATTTTTATTTTGGTAGTTGCGAGTATCTTGTATAAATATAAATTTGACTAGTATTTTATACCATACTAAAAGTAAATAGAGATGTCCCACGAAAAAGATGTTCAGCTTGGTCTTTGCTGTATGAACATGACTCTTAAGATACACTATAAAGTGTATGCTTCAAGAAAAATAATATTACGAACTGTCAAAGAAAAAGGTGTTGAAGAGCTCAAAAAAAGAATACTTCTCAATCTTGAAGATTTAGCAAAGATGATTGAGTGGAATGAAAAAAATGGTATTCGTGTATTTCGTCTCTCAAGTGAGATGTTCTTACACAAAACAAATCCTAAAGTAGGGGATTATGGTTATGAATTTGCTATCCCCCATCTAAAAAAGATCGCAGAACTTATCAAGAAATACAATCACAGAGTTACTTTTCATCCAGGACAATTTAATGTTCTTGGAACACCCCATAAACGCACTTTAGAAATGACCCTCAAAGATCTTGATTACCACGCAACTGTTCTTGATCTACTTGAAACAGGAAAAAACTCCGTAATGGTAATTCATGGTGGCGGTGTTTATGGAGAAAAAGAAAAAACAATTGACAGATGGTGTGAAAACTATGAAAAACTACCAGATAAGATAAAAAAAAGGCTTGTCCTTGAGAACTGTGAAAAGTGTTATTCTATCAAAGATTGTCTAAAAATTCACGAAAAATGTGGCGTCCCTATTGTATTTGATACACATCATTATGATTGTTACATTCAACTTCACCCAGATGAAGAATTTGAAGAACCAGAATTTTACATTCCTCTAATCTTAGAAACTTGGAGAAAGAAAGATATCAAACCAAAATTTCATGTATCCGAACAAGGTTATGGTAAGGTAGGTAAACACAGCGACTTCATAGATATCCTTCCAGATTATCTTCTAGAAATACCAAAAAAATATGGTATCAAGATAGATATTATGATTGAAGCAAAAATGAAAGAATTGAGTGTTCATGATCTATATGAAAAGTATCCAGAATACGATTGTAGAATAAAAAACTAATCTTTGTGAGTTATCTTGGATGCTTAAATTTTTTTATGTCTTTTGTGGTGGAATCCCCTCACTTACCCGTGTATCCAAGAATGTGACCTTACCTGTTGTAGGAGAGACTTCCCAAGATTCCCCTCTACTCCTCCAAATCCTCTCCAATCGTAACCTTTCACTCTCAGTGATGTAAATATCCTTCGGCACCATACGACATGTGCGTGAGTATTCAAACATCGTCATCTGACCTTCGTTGACCTTCCACTGACACTCGTAATGCCATGTGTTGGTGTCTTCAACATTGAACAGGCTGCACTCACAGGGCATCTTGTAAGTTTATTCTTTGTTAGTTTGATGTATTAAACACAAAACATTCAAATTTAAAAAAAATCTGATATTTCTTTTCTTCTTCTATTTCTAAGGATTTACTACATAGTTGTCTTTGATAAGGTTCATCATCTGTAGGAACAAACCATCATCAAGGTCTTCTTTAACCTCATCTAAGGTTTCTTGGATTTTACGTAAAGCGGTATTTTTCTTTTTTTGTTCTTCTTTTTCTAAAGCTACTACCTGTGCGCTTGATCCCTCCCTAATCATTCCATCTAACATGTTTATCAAAAGACCATCTAGATGATCTCTTACCCAAACTGCCCACAGTGCTGGAGATGCTTCACAAGTAGTGTCAAACGAACCCGTTACAGAGTTGAATTTCCATGCTTTCCTAGAGGTGATGTACCTAGACCAGATGATTTGATTTCTGAACTCTTCTACTGTATATGTGTCATTGGACAAATCTAATCCTAACTCAAAGAAACGGTTGATACTAGAACCACTCATATACAATGAGTTGATGTTGTTGATGTAAGTGGTTGATTCGTGTAAGTAGAACTCCAAAATCTCCTTCATCGTCCTCCACAACAATCTATCTTGTAATTCTTCATCATAAAGACGTTGACCTACCTGACACATCTTCTCTGCGAACTTGAACATGTGGCTTCCACGCCAGTCTTCTTCTCCACCCTCAACTACGAAAGGACACATGGAATCATGAGAATCTCCACCACAATCTCCTATCTTGAAGATCAACCAACGAAGGACATCTCCAGGTGATTGGGGTAGATCCAACAACCCTATCCAATGGTTTACCTCACACCAGTCCCTAATCCACTCCCAGATCGCAATGTGCATGTCTTCGTGAAAAGCACACGGACTCATCTTACTCTGTAATTTTGTGTTTATATTCATCAATCTTGTGAACTTCAAATTTCATAAAAAAGCTAACCTAATTTTTTTTGTCTTTATGTATTTACAGGAGTTTCTTCAATATCTCTTGAACTTCTTCAAGAGGATGTCCTTCTGGATCAAAGAAAGTTCGTGAAGAAGATCTACCCCATTTTTCCCATCCTAACTCACCCATCCAATCTCCAGGATTAGGTTCACCCTTCTTCCTAGAAGAATCAATTGTTATTGTTGTAAGTATGCCGTGTTTGGTGCGATAATCCATAGAATGATTCTCAAGGATTAGTCGTTTCCATTGAGCATTCTCGTTCCATATTTCCATGAAGAACACAGAACCTTGGTTTCCATGAACCTTTGTTTGTATGTGGGAATTTTCTTTCTTGAATGTTTCAACCTGCTTCAACAAGATTGAGTGTATTTCTTCACCGTTTCTTCCCGAAGGATCCCTATTAGGTACCATCTCAATCTCTTCATCAATCTCTTCAACAACTTCTTCTTCAATGTTTCCCTGTAAACCCCTTACATCTTCCCTTAACACCTTGTCCTTACAATCTTGAGCATCCTTTTCTGAGAGGAGGCCCGATTTCTTGAGTTCTTCGATGTCCTTCAACTTCGCGAGCCAATCTACCATTGCTTATGTGTTCTGTCAAAGTGATTGTTCAGTGTATATAGTTTGTGTGTTATGATTCTCAACATCTAATTCAAATTTCATAAAAAAAGCTAATCTAATTTTTTTTGTCTTTCTTTTATGGGGTATCTATCTATTCTTGAAGGAGTATGTGGTAGGTCCCTGATGGTAGTTCAAGATCTGCTTCTTCTTCAGGGCAATCTGCGCCTGTCTTCCTCCATATGAGCTCTAGCAAGGGGGCTGTCTGTGCGAAGCCAAATGGCATCTGTGTCTTCTCATCGTCTAACTTAACTACGATAGTCTCTGTAGAATGGGATGCCATACCTGGTAGTCCCTCTCCAAATGCGCCAACCATGAGTTCTTCATCTGTTGCCTTCGCCCAGTCTATCGGTTGGTCCCCTGCGATAGCCGTGGCTTCTTCTAGCGTGAGCTCCCGGACGACATCCCACGTCTTTCCATTGTGGGTGAAGGAGTTTTGTTTGGGTGCTTCCCATCCGTAGTCTTCAACTGGGTAGCGGGAGCCGTTGATGTTCTGCCACTTTCCTGAGCTCATCCTTGTCTGGGAGTCTGTTAGCGAGTAGTCGGTGTCTGTTAGCGAGCGTTCAGCGATTGTTGTTTGTCTGCTAAGACTCTCAAACGAAGTTTCAAATTTTCTCTAGGAAGCAAGAAAGTCCTCTCAAAGAAGAATGTTCACGTAAAATTTGAAACTTCGTTTGAGAGTCTTAGCAGACAAACAACAATCGCTGAACGCTCGCAGACACGCACTACTCGCTCACAGACACCGGTTACTCACTAACAGACACCCGCTACACGCACAATGGCGCAGATGACTCAGTTCGCATGGGATGGTCCCCACTTCGGGAACCCACACACCCCTCCTAAAGTCAAGGCTTCGGAGACTATGTCTCCTCTGGATGAAGATAACCGCGGCTACAAGATGATGGAGAACATGGGGTGGGAAAACGGGACTCCTTTGGGGACCCGCAAAGAGGGAATCCTCAATCCACCCCACATTGACACGACGCCAAAGAAGGATCTCCATGGTGTAGGCTACATCGCTCCTCTGACTGAGGCTCAACAGCGGTGGAACTTCAACCAACTCAAGGAAAACGATCGCCTCCAAAGTGCCATTGAAGACTACATGCTCTCCAACGGTCCAAGCATCACAGATGAGGAAAAGGCTCTAGCCAAGGACATCAACGATATGGATCTGCTTATGGCGAAAGTAGGTGACCACGAGTCAGCTCTCATCGGTATTGACCAAGATGATATGGATGACTTTGAAGACATGTGCAACATGAAGGAAGCCTTCCACTGGCTTCTTGCGAAGAGTCCTCAAGATGGGGGGAAGTACTGGAAGTATACTGCTCATCCAACGGGTCCAAATGGGGAGCTTCAAATGGGATGGGGATGGTTCATTGACATCCCCGACTTCAAGTCCATTCGCCAGAAGCAATCCAAGAAGGGACTCCTTGAACTTGATGAGAAGAACCGCATCATGACAGACGTAAAGATCACGCGGCGCGGAACTAACTACATCCAGGGGATCTGCGATTACGGTAAGGTCTACATTGATCTCAAGTTCACAAGGTATGTCCCTATGGTTGGAGAGAAGGTCGTGTGCGTGATTGGTCTTAATGGAAAGGGGAGCCATCCATGGAAGGTCTACCGCGTCCCTAAGTAGCTATACAAAAGAGAAAGACAAAAAACATACAAAAAAGAGAAAGACAAAAAACATACAGAAAAGAGAAAGACAAAAAACATACAGAAAAGAAAGAAAATACAAAAAATTTTTTTTCTCTCCATAAATTGTAGCTAAAACTAAAATTTGAAACTTGCTTGATTTTAGTAGGCATAGTTAAATAACTATCATATGTCTTGAATACTGACGGTCAGCGCACGGCTTTTCTCTGTGTGGTTGTGGGTTCAACTCCCGCTCAAGACACTTGTCACATTAGCTCAGTTGGTAGAGCGCTTGACTTTTAATCAAGTGGTCGGGGGTTCAAGTCCCTCATGTGACACGATATGTTCCGTTAAGTCTCAGTTGGTAGAGCTTTGTGGGGTGCGCCCTGTGAGGTCGTGGGTTCGAGTCCCACACGGAACAAATGTTAGCTTCATATCTTTGTGGTCAAGATGTGTCTCCTGGGAGGCACTCCAAAGGGTCTATTTGTAATTTCTTAAGCGGATTTTAGTTGAGAAACAGGTGCTCGCGAGCCTGAATTATCAGCAAAAGATCTTCTATAGAGGTTTCAAGTGGATTTGGAGGAAAGGGTTCAATTCCCTAAGCTAACTCATGTCACATTAGCTCAGTTGGTAGAGCGCTTGACTTTTAATCAAGTGGTCGGGGGTTCAAGTCCCTCATGTGACAAAGTCCTATTAAGGGCAATCTGCTAGTGGAGAGTGTGTTGGTGTCACCCGATCAAATTATTCACCTGTAGCACCCTAACTGAATGATTACATGAAACTGAGAAACTTCGGTTTCTTGGTATGCCTCCTTTGCAAAGGATGGTTTCTCTAAGCATACAAACTAATCTTGGGACGCCTTGATTGGTTTGTGTGTAAGGTTTGACTTGAGATTGTATTGGTGGGGAGATGCTCTGAGACGGGTGTTAATGTATTCAGGATGTATGGAAATGTATGGTGTCCCTGGGAGGTCGGTTCTTCGAAAGAAGGACGCGCGGGTTCGAATCCCGTCACTAGCGACTTAAGTCCTCATTTGAGGCATTTTTTTTGTAAATTTGAAAGAGTATTAAAGATATATAAACAAATATACAACAAAGAGATGCCCATCACAATTTGCTTTTCTGAAGAGTGCGGACTATGCTCTGCGTGTTCGGGGAAGAAGGAAATAGACTACATGACGCCACAGGAACTCTACAAGGAAAACACGGGTGAAGATGTTCCTCCTGCCGAGGTTGTAAAAGACACGCGTAAGCTCTACTTGGAGATGCTTCGTATTTCAGATGAATACCGTAACAGCAAGCCTATCCTCTTGTGGGAAAGGTTTGCTACTCACTTGACGAATATGAACAAGTTCTTCAAGCAAGGAGATATACAGCTAGATATAGAGAAAAGTCATACGGAGTTCTTGAAGGGATGTACTGAAGAAGGTAAAGTTTATGGAGAAAAGAGGTGCTTGAAACCTCGTCCAGATCACATCAACGACCTGTTTTACATGGGTAGAGTAGACCCAAAGAAGGTATACGGGAAGGTTTTATGTGCCGGTGGAGGCTACTACGACTTGGACGCTAAGAGGAGGCAGGCATGCCTGAAGAATGAAGACTATGAAGAATACTTTGACATGTTTTCAGATTATCTTGTCAAAGTTAATGAAGAGATGAAGGGATATGGAGCTGTTTTGGGTGGTTACAACCGCCTTGGAGATCTACCGATGAAATTCAACGTCCGTGGTGAAGAATATACATTTACTGATGATTGTCGCGCATGCTGTGACAATGTTGAGTGTTCTTTGATGGCGCATTGTATGATGAATTGGGACAGTCCGCAGGATAACTATACCGGTGAAAAGAAACCAAGACACAATTCCTTTTACTACTCTGAGATTATATCTCAAATTCCCAAATACACAAAAAACATGAAGCATGAACTCTGTATCCTTTGCGTTAAAGATGCGGCAAAATAGAATGACATTCCCAATCGTAGGTTTTTAGAAAGGTATAGTTAGGTGTATCACTAGGATACATAAAATTTTTTTCTAAATTCGGTAATACAATTTTGAGTTGTTCTTGAGGGCTATATGGGTTATCTTTTTTGAAAGTGTTTTTTTCATTTTTCTTAAGATATTCATATAGATCAATTATTAGTGGAGCAAAATCATGCTTGTAATACCACCTCCATTCAGGACATTCTTTAAAGTAATATTGTAGGGTCCATTCTATTGTTTTCATGTAATCTTCGCAAATTTTAAAGACATCTTTTTCTAATATATTTTTGATTGATGGATCGATATTATATGTTTTGTAAATATTGTAACTGTAATATCTATTTCTATAATTTTCATTTTTAAAGACAAGATCTTCATTTTCTCTAAATATTGATGGTGAAAATCTAACAAATTGTTCATAGTTTTGACTTAAATCACATTTATTAAAATCATCTTCTGTATATTTTTTAATATCATCTAAAGATTTAATCTTTTGTAAAAAATGAGAAAATCTTTTACGATGTCTATATTCATTATTATGCCTTTTTTGTAAAGTCTTATCAATATGAGTTTTTTCCATTTTTGATAATTTTTCTATGAATTTTAGAAAGTTTTCACGATTGATAGTATAATCATCTTCAATAAGATAAAATAAACCAAAATGTTCAGAATGAAGTTCAGAGTAAGAACGTCTTAATAGTTCTTCTCCACCGTATCTCATTAAATTACATGGGCTTGGAACGACAAAATCATTTCCCAATAAGAAACTATAAAACAAATAATCAGTTAGTATTCTATTGTCATCTATTTTGAAATGTGTATCTGGGTCTATATATTTTATGTCTTCTACAAGATATCTTTTGAGTAAGTTTATCTGTAAATAAATGTAATTACAATTTAATCCTTCAATATTATATTCAGTCCTTTCTCTTAATAATAATATATTTTGTTTTCTTATCATTGATAACATAATAAGATCAGCATCTAAACCATAAACTACACAAACACTATCATCATCTACATTTGTATCTAAATATTCCATTATCTTATGTTCTCCTTCACCTGGTTCATTTGAATCTGATAAAACTGTTAAAATGTCAAACTTTTTTATTTCTTTTTCTAAAAATTGGTTGAGTCTTTTCATAAAAGAGGTTCCGGGAGTAATTTGGTTTGTATCCCATATTTTCTTTTCTTTTGAAGATTTAAGTCTTCTTTGTCTTTGTTGTTCCATTTTCATTCTTGGAGCAGGTCCATCAATTGCGATATAAATTGTATCTGTAACACCGGTTATCTTTATACATTCGTTTATTTTTTCTATAATTGCTTCAAACATTTCTTTTTCGTTTGTTTTTCCAGCACAACATGGATGTATTGCGCAGTTTAAATCGAAAAGTAAGTGATTTACTCTTTTATTTTTTGCTTCATAAATTGTTTCAGGATGTCTTTGGATAATACCTTTATAGTATAGTGGGATACCCATGATGTGATGTTACTTATATAGCTTCTTTTATTTTTATATACTAAAATAAAATATATATAAGAATATATAGAATGGATAATCTTTCAAACCCTTTAAATCTTTTAGCAACTAACATGTGCTCTCCAATGGTAATCTACATTGTTTTCGTAGTTGTAACTGGTATAGCTCTTTTTATGACGCGTTCTGCTCTAAAAAGATACAACACTGAAAAGATGGATACTCTTTTCAACTTTCATTTAATGAATGAAATAAAAATGATAATTATTATGGGTGCTGTAATCTACGGATTATGTCAATATAATCAGGTAAATCTCGCATGGATATTCTTGATATTCCCAGTAATATACGTTATCTTAAAGAATATTTTGATTTTTGTTCCTGTATCTTCCGCAAATCAGAATGCCCCTGTAGCAAAGAATTTTGAAGAAGGTGAAATGATGAGACAAATTCAAAAAGAAAATATTCAGCAAAAGATTATTCAGCAACAGCAACAAACACAGGGCGAGCGTAAAGGTTTTATGGAACCCCTTAATGTAAATAAGGATATTGGTGGTCTTGGAGGAGGTTTCTCACCACCTCTCAACAGTGGATTAAGTGGTAATGATCCAATGATGAACGGTAATATGATGGGTTTTTAAATATTTAATATAATTAAATGGAAAGACATCAATTTATAGTAATTTTTTTATATTTATTTTTAGCACAGTCTATTTATATCTTGTATAAATATGAAAATATGCCAATTATATACATTATAATTATAGGATTTCCTATGGTAAAGGCCCTTTATGATTATAGAGTTTGTAGTATGGCTTATGCGGAATGTAAAATAAGGGGTATAAAAAGAGAAGATTCATTGATAAATAAGTTTTTAGATCCAATGGTAGATTTACGATATAGCGATCATATATATCCATTATTCATTATTAGTTTTTCAATACTTTATATTTCTATTGTAAGATATTTAAAAACATATATTATTAAGGTATAGTATGAAAGGATATCTTTCCTTCGATGTTGGTATTAAAAACTTGGCATATTGTAAGTTGGATGAAAATAAAGTGATTCAAAGTTGGGGTATTATTAATTTAAACGAAAACCCCCAATGTGATGTTCATCTTAAAAAAAAATGTGAAAAACAATGCTCTTACATTGTAACTGGGGATGATAAAGTAAAATATTGTTGTACATCCCATAGTAAGAAATTTCCTAAAAAGAAAAAAATAAACACAAATCACGACTTAATGAAGATATCTCAATTATGTGTTTCAAAACTAAGGGAACTAGAGTTAAATGGTGTAACACATGTTCTTATAGAAAATCAACCCGCTTTGAAAAATCCTGTTATGAAGAGTATTCAAATGATAATTTATACATTCTTTGTTATGGATGGTGTTATGAAAGAAGAGTCAAGTATAGAAACTATTCATATGGTAAATGCTCGTAATAAGTTAAAAGTTTATAAGGGACCTCCTATTGAATGTAATAAGAAAGGAAAATACGCTCAAAATAAATATTTAAGTGTAGAATATACAAAAGACATGATAAAAGAAGATGATGAAGAATTTATCAAACTTTTTTCAGAATCAAAAAAGAAAGATGATTTAGCGGATGCTTATCTTCAAGGTATCTATTGGATTGAAAAATAAATTTGAAACTGGGTGTTTGTAGATACCACACAACAAATAATAAAAATAACTGAAACTCATTATAAAATGGAAGGTGTTGACAAAGCTAATATGAAGTGGCATGGAAGTACAACTGGAAATCTCAGGGGAGGGAAAATTCAAGAAGATATTGATGAACTTCAAAAGATCTATAATGTTCCTAAAGATTATGAAAAAGTATTTCTTTCTAAGAAGGGTAGAACACAGAAAGAAAAAAATTTATTTTACTATCTAGAAGCGATGGCACTAAAGATGTATGAAGGGGCACAACAATGTGAAGAAGAAGCAGTATTTTATCTGAGGGAAAGAATTAGCGACCTCTATAATGAAAATGAAGAACTAAAAGAAGAAAATGAAGAACTAAAAGAAGAAAATGAAGAACTAAAAGAAAAATTAGAAAAAATAAAATCAATTTGCTAATAATTAAAAATTTGAAGATATCTTTTATTAACTTTTTAACTTTTTTATTATGACTGTTGCAACATCAACGTGTCATATTTGTCTTGAAGAATTAGATTTTGATTTACGATATTTAAAAAAGAAATGTTGTCCTACAGAAGCATTTATATGTAATGAGTGTTGGGAGAAAATAATGAACACTGAAGAGATAGTTCAGTGTCCTTTGTGTAGAAAGATGATAAAGAGTGATACAGTTGTTCCTGTAAGTGCTATAACCTTCACGCGAGATATAGAATCCCATGTCGTGAGAAGAAGGAGACAATCTATTTCAAGGAAAGATAAGTTAAAAAAGTATTTTATATATTATGTTTTAATAACACTCTTAGGAGCAACTGGTATCCTAATATCTGTTTACTTCCTACATCCAGCTACAACCACTTTTAAAGAAGAATTTGGATACTTAGTAGTGGAACCATTCTTTTGGATCATGTCAACTATATATGGGATATTCTTTACAATGTTATTTGATTTACTTTTCAGGAGAACCTTGATCAATAGGATGAGAGGGGGGTCTTAGGAGCATATATGTAAAAAAGAAAAGTAGTAGATAGAGTATTATTCTCTTTTCTGTTGATACTTTAAAGTGATCTAAAACATTGTCTGAAACTCCAAAAGCTGAAATGTAGATTAATAATCTATAAAGGAAATCACCGTCCATTTAATAATGTCTATATTATTTTTTTGTGACTAGCGTTTAAATTTCGTTTTATAAATATTTAAAGAATTTATTTCATAATAAAGAATAATGGAAAACAGTATATTATTAACTTCTCTTCAAAACTATTATGCCGATAATAAAAATGCTTCAAAATTATTAGAAATACTTAAAGAAGAAAATAAGATTTCTTTAAGGATTATTGATTGGTTTGTAACAAATTATTCAAAAAAAAATAACATCTACTATACTATCTTTGAAACACCAACAAAAAAGAAAACATTTGTTTGTGAAAACAATAAACTTTTAAAACAGTTTAATACATATCACGCGTATAAATCACAATTAAAGTCATTTTCAAAAAAGAAGTTTGATCCATTTTGTCGTAGAGACCGTATCTTATTTGATTGTAATGGTAGTGCTATAGAGACTACAGTAGGTCAATTAAATTTTTTTAAATGGGCTATAGATAACCTTATAATTGATTATATTAAAAACAATTATATTGATATTGAAAATGATATGAATACATGTTATAATTCTGTAAAAATACAAAAACGAGAAAAGAAAGAAAAAAATGAAAGGAAACGGAGACAAGAACTATCTAAATCTGCGTCAAGAGGTTTAAATAGTAATAACATGAAAGTAGTATTAGATTTTAATTAATTAATTAAGGGCACTTCCGGGAATCGAACCCGGGACCTCTTGCACCCAAAGCAAGAATCATACCACTAGACCAAAGTGCCAAAAGAGTGCGTCGTCCGGGACTCGAACCCGGGACACCAGCTTGGAAGGCTGATATGCTAACCCCTACACCAACGACGCTATAATTTATATTATAATATTTATTCGCTAATTTTACGCAAAAAAAAATTTATTTTATTTTTATTATAAGTTTAATTTACTTTAAGGTGATAGAATTTAATCACTTGCCTTCTTTACCTTGCGGACCTTCTTTACAACCTTCTTCTTTTCAGGTTCTGGATCGGGATCGGGATCTGTATCTGTATCTGGAACTGGATCCTTTTCTTCTTCAACTTCTTCATCGCTGGAGTCTTCAATCATTGTTGGTGCAGGCTTAGATTCAACTTCTACCTCATCTTCATCTTCAGAATCACTCATGATAGCAAAGTCTCTTAGACCACCTTCTGGAACCTTTACACGCATCTGTTCAGCCTTCCATGTACATCCAAACTTGCCATTTGCGATCCAGATACCATTACACTTTAGCACCACCTTGATAAGAGCACCCTTCACCACAACCTTTGTAATATCAGTTGGATTATCTGTTGTTCCGTCAATATCAAATACATTCTTATCTCCGTCGTAGATAGAGAAATCCTTGAACTTTCCATCGCGCTTATTGATCTTGAATGCGAATGAATCAGGATACTTTCCATTTGGTTCACCAGTTTCTGGATCAATTGAAACCTTTACCATTGGAGTGTAAAGTTCCTTGAGTGTTTCATCAGAAAGCTTAGCCTTTCGGAACCAGGACTGACTGTTTTCACTCGCCTTAGAAAGAAGCATTTCATCCATCTTAACAGCCCACGTGTGGAAGTCCTTCATACTCTTATTTCCATCCAAGTCCTTCATCGAGAACTTGACTGAATACTTTCCAGAATTTTCATTATCTGCGAAGTAAGATGGATCAAATGGAACCTCAACCTCTGGTGTAGTTACATAGAGTGAGTTGATACCGCCACCATAGTTGATGTATAGCATCTTTCCACCATTGTCCATCGTCTTTGGAGCAGAGATGGTGATCTTGGAGAAGTCAATCTTGCTTGGAGACATAGCCATTGTTCGGTGTTGTTCTGTGTTGTTCTGTTTTGTTCTGTTTTGTTCTGTTTTGTTCTGTTTTGTTCTGTTTTGTTCTGTGTTGTTCTGTGTTATCTGTTTTTGTTTCTCTTTTCTAATTTATTATAATACCATATCTTTATATAAGTTTCAAATTTTAGTTTTTTGACGCATTTTTTTTACTTAAATATTTTTTTCAAAGAAGATATTAAAGTGGATGTGTAAATACGAGAATTGTGATATTAAAGTAAAAGGAGAATTATATGGTGGCTTCTGTAGAAAACACAAGAGAGAATATTTAACGTATGATAATTTTATTGTGTATGAAAGATTTACGTGTAAAGAGAATGATTATTTGAAAAAAGATATCTCAAATACCCTTAACTTACTTTTTAAAGGGAATACTTGGACAAAGATAACTAAACCATATTTATTTAATATATTGAAAGATTATTACTCCCATGATAAAGATATTACTATTCCTCGCGAAGCTAGATTTACGAGAAATTTTTTGAATGAAAAAAACATAAATTTTTTAAAGGGATTACAAAGGAAATATAACGATATAAAAATTAATTTTTTAAAGGGTGAAGGTTTCAAAGATAAAATGAAATGTAATAATGATACTGATTTTTTTACATATGATAGTATCAGTGATATAGATAAAAAATATTTCTTTTCTTACAAAGATAATGGAAATTTCATTTGGTTTTTTGATATAAGATCATTCAACAAGTTGATAGAAATGGGTCAAGGCAACCCATATACAAGAGAAGAAATACCTCAAGAAGTAAAAGATAGGGCAACAAAATTATCACAATTACTGAAGCTTACAAATGAAGAAGATATAGTTAATAGTGAAAATTTAAGATTAAGTCGTAAGCAAATTTTAAAACAAAGAGTAATTGATATCTTTTCAGAAATGGAACAATTTGGATATGGTTGTAATATTGAATGGTTTTTAGAATTAAATTCGAGAAAATTAAAGACCCTTTACAGAAATTTAGAAGATATATGGAATTATAGATTAAATTTATCATATGAAACTAAAGCTAGAATTTCTCCTCCAAATGGAATAGCTTTTAATATACCTGTGGTTGAAGTAAATGGTGTTACAAGTTCATTACAGTTACAAGAAATAATTATTAATGAAGTATCTAAATTTAACAATGCTATTACAGAAGATGATAAGAAGTTAGGTTACATGTATTTTCTTTTAGGAATGGGACTTGTTTCAAGAAGATGCTATGAGGCACATCAATGGATTATGCATGCTGTCTATTAGATATATATCAAAAAAATACATATTAAATTATTTAAGAAATAATTGAGATACTATATCATAATAAGTGCGGTAAAAAGAATAAAAAAAAAAATAGAAAAGAATAAATGGCAAAGAAAACCTCCTCCTCCAAAGCATCCAATAAGACTTCTGCTAAGAAAGTAGCAGAACCAGTAGTTGAACCCGTCGTAGAAACGGCTGTTGTAGAAAACACTCAGGCACAGGAAGTTGTTGATGAAGACAACTATGATCAGGAATTTGCGACTGTTCTAGAACAGCTAGCAACTGCTCAGGCTACTCTCAAGGGTCTAATGACCACTGTCCGTCAGCTCGAAAAGCGTGTTGCCCGTGACCGCAAGGTTATGCAGAAGAAAATGAAGGGTCGTGCTAAGCGTGTAGTTGATCCTAACAAGCCTCCTAGCGGCTTCGCGAAGCCTGGTCCTGTATCTGATGAACTTCGTGCTTTCCTCAAGCTCGGTTCCGATGAACTCATTGCTCGGACTGAAGTCACCAAGAAGATCACCGAATACTGTAAGGCAAACAACCTCCAGAAGGCTGAAGACAAGCGCACCATCCATGTTGATGGTCCTCTAAAGAAGCTTCTACGCCTCAAGAAAGGTGATGAACTAACCTTCTTCAATCTCCAGAAGTATATGAAGGTTCACTACCCTAACAAGGAGGGTGTGTTCTCCAATTAAGGTGAAACATCTATCTCTAAAATAGTCATCCTTAAATTTCTAAATAAATAAGATTTTTTTTGTTTATTGAATATTCCATTCTTTTTTACTTTCATTTTTGATTTTAGAAATACTAACCATTGATTAGTATTTTTTAACTTAACATAGTTTTCGTTGTTTTCTCTACAAAATTTAAGGAAAACATTTAATCTTTGATATAACTCTGCTCTTATTAAAAAGTAAGCTGTTACATTTGTACCACTATCTAAATCAATATTCGCCTTATGACTGTTATACAATACTTTTTGAGCTTGAAAAATCGCATAAAATTTCTCAATTGTTACGAGTTTTTTGAATTCTTCTTTTTGTCTTTTATATTTTTGAGATATTAAAAAGCAATTGATTAAATTTGCCCAAATTTCTGTGTATGCTTCATGTGAATTTATTTTTTTAGAAGAAGTATTATACTTCTTATTATAATGTTCTATTAAATCGCTTGAATCATTGTAGTGAGAATATTCTAAAGCATGAGATAGTTCATGAAGAGTAACTTTCAATAATTCTTCTTTCCTCCATATATTGATGACACATTTTTCAGAACCAGTTATACATGATCCAGAATTAACTTCATCTTTTGTTAATATACCGTTTTTAACAAATTTCTTTTCATCCGATAAATGATAATTAATAGTAATGTCTTTTTCTATTGGATTAATTGATAAGATAAAACTTATATATCTGTAAAGTTCATCTATGAAATTTACATTTGTTAATCTTTCTTTTGTATAGATGTTTATTTCTATCCTCATATTTGGAAATGCTAAAACAAATCTATATTTCATATTAAAATCTTCCATTTGTCTTTTTATCTTTTCAGAAGTGAAATTTAACTCATATTCTGATGAAAAAGTTTCACTTGAAAAAGATCTCTCAATTTCTTCATAAGGTAATACTTTTACATCTGAAAAAAAATTATAAAGTTTATTTAATTCTTGTGATTTTATCGTTTTTCCTTTTATCTTGGGATATATGTAGTCATATATAATATCCGGATGTGTAAACATATATAATATTTAAATTATAAAAAAATTAATGGTAAATGTATTCTTTAGATTATCGAAAAATAATTTATTGGGTGGTTTTCTTATGTAAAGATAATAAACACCATATCTTGTAAATAAGTAAATTATTTTTAAAACATCTCCTTCATAGTCACTCTTTTTCATAACCAAATTAATAGAAAGGTTCTCATCTAAATATGTGATATCAATACTTTTTTGAGCACATACCAGTTTTGTATTACGATATTTAAATTTCCTTATAACTTTTTCTTTTACATCTTTGGGTATAGATTTGTAAAGGAGTATCATTAATTTGTATTCATACGATTCTACAAAACGATTATAATAAGAAAAAATAATATTATAATCATCTTCTGTTAAATCAATATCTCTGAAAATTAATTTTAGATCATAAAGTTTTCTTTTTTCATCATCATAGAGGGTTTCATAGGCTTCATGTATTTTAATAAATTTTTCATTATCTCCATCTTTATCGGGATGATATTTTAAAGACATTTTATGATATTGTTTTTTTATCTCATTCTTTTTACAATGTTTTTCTAACTCTAAAATTTTATAATAATCATCCATAATTCAAAATGTAATATAATTTTACTAAAAGAGATTCAATCGAAATTATATCACGATATGATTTTTTAATTATATAATTGTAATGGGTTATTTCTTTAATTATTAATTTAGTTTTAAAATCACAAAAAATATTATTCATGAAGAAATCTTTAAACAAACGAGTTACATCTAAATCTAATTCTTTGATATTCATTGACAGGGACTTTATTTCATCTATTTTAAATGAATGGGATAAGATAAAAGATATCTTTTTTTGTATTCTTGAATAAATATCTTCATATGATTCTATATCAAAACAATAAAGTTTTGTAAGGTGCTCTATAGAATATTTTTCACATTTCTTCAAAAGTAGGAAATCGTTATATTTAATATCCTCTTTATCTAACTTATACTTGAAATATATAAATTTATCATAACTAGTTGGTGTGTTTAACATAATATTAAAACAATTACCCCTTACTGAAGGATCAATGGATACAAGTTTCTTGGTAATTAATATAAAACGCGATGTCCTTGTATATTTCTCCATAAAAACTTTGAGTGTTTTTTGTATATTATCTTGTATATCATTATAGTTATCAATTACAATATATTTTATATTATCACTAAAATGATCATAATTTTTAATAATTGAAGATATTTTTTTTATCATTAGATGTTTCAAGTGATTTGAAAAATCAAACCAATAGTAATTAGAATTTTCTTTATATTTTATTTTATCTACATTATTTTCTTTTGAGGAACCATAATTTTTATTTAAGATATAGTTTATTAAAAATGTTTTGCCTGAATTAGAACATCCATGTATTATAATATTTGGATACCTGTTTACTATGATATCTTTAAGATTAATATATTTTTTGTAATGAATTATCTCATCTGGCGATTCTTCTTTTAAAGATAACCTCATTTATCATTATTTAAGTTTCATTCTTTATATTATTATTTTTTATTCTAATATGAAGCTTATTATAATCAAAGAAAATTTTGACTTTAAAAGAATAATTTTTAGAGAAAGTAAAAATTCTATCAAGATATCATACAATATTAACTTTGTATCAATGATAGGAATAACTATCAATATTGAATATGATTACATATTAGATAAAGGGACATATTTAATTGTTAAACTTAAGAAAAAAGATAAAAAACTCATTGAAGATATAGATAGTTTTTTTAAAGGACTTGTTATAAATTATGATAATATGTTAATTAATGATACAATAAAGGTGAAAAAACACAATGAATATAAAGCACCTAAATGTGAAAAACTATCTGTAACAATGAATAGTATAAAAAAGAATATGAACGACTTAAATAAAGTTCAAATATTCAGTATTTAAAATATTCTAATACAAATGGAATGTGAAAATACAGAAGATATTACATTTAAACTTTTAGCAAATCCAACAAAATTAAAAAAGAAAACAATTATAAATGAATATAATGAAGATGATGATTTACTCTTAAAACTTAAAAAGAGATTTCCGGGTATGTTGTTTTTTAAAAGTGATAAAGAAGAAATAATAACAAAAATTGAAACTTTACTTACGGAAATTACAATAGCAAACATTGTTGGTAATTTAATCAACGAGATCGAATATGAACACTTACTATAAAGACATCTTTAGAGTATTATTAAAAGATGATCTAATAAAACACTTTGATAGTTTTGAGGGAGAAAAAAAAGGACTTGAAAAGATTATAGAAGAGTTCTTTTCTAAAAATGATTTTGAATTTAAAGAAGTTGAACTTGAAAAACAAACGAATACAATAAACATGAACTGTAAAGATCGTGAAAAATATTCTTGTAAAGAAAATAGATGTAAGGCCAGAATATGGAATTCTGGAAGAGGAGGGCAATGTGGATTTACAGGAAAGTTTGATGGTTTCTGTAAAAAACATTATGAAAAAAAAGATGATTGGTGGTTAGGGACTATAGATTGTCCTAGACCCGAAAGACCTATACATGAAAATGGAAAAATACATTATTGGATGAATTAAATATTTAGTAGTCTAAAAGCTCATCATGATTAACGAAAGGTTCAGATAGAGGAGCACCCCCAGATGGGCATATGCCATTTCCACCCTTCATGGTTTCAAAGGACATTTCTTTTTCAACTCCACGTCTGGCTCTACGGCGAGATGAACGTCTGGCCGAGCGAGGGGCTGAGCGTCTAGCAGCACGGCGGGCAGAGCGTCTAGCACGGCGGGCAGAGCGGCGGGCCGAACGTCTTGCCGAACGTCTAGTGGAGCGGCGGGCCGAACGTCTTGCCGAACGTCTAGTGGAGCGGCGGGCCGAACGTCTGCGCGCACCTCCTTCTAATTCTTCAACTTCTTCACGTCTGGCCGAACGTCTGGCCGAACGTCTGGCTGAACGTCTGGCCGAACGTCTGGCTGAACGTCTGGCCGAACGACGGGCTGAACGGGCAACACGACGTGCCGAACGTCTGGCAGAGCGACGGGCCGAACGGCGGGATGCACGGCGGACAGCGCGAGTAGAACGGCGGTTTGCTCTATTAACACTTCTACGGGCAGATCTTCTAGGCATATTTATAATATTATAAATATTTTTTTTTAACCGAAATGCGATAAATCTACATCTAATGAAATATTTTGATTTTTAGATTTTAATATACTTCTAATATTATCTTTAGAAACATTTCCTTTATAGATTAAAAAAAGTGCTGTAATAAGTGGTGAAATTAATAATCCATCATAACAGTAAACAAGTATATTTGATAATTCAATGTTTTCTTCTATGTAATCTAAAATCCTTTCTTTATTTTTATTTAATAACACCAAATCTTCACTCGGTGTTAAATTGTTTGACAGGGGTATTCTTAATTTTTTTAAAGCTAAATCAGGGAATCCATAATTTAACGTACAGTTGATCATTATAGAAATATTATTATCTTTTAAAAAATTTATATCAAAAGAATCATTTACATCACCAATCCACAAACCTGAAATAATTTCAGTTGGCATATAAATTTGATTACTATTTAAAAATAAATTCCAAACAAAAAGAATGGATTTTGAAAATCACTTTAACTTCTTATCTGAACTTAATAAGAAAGAAGAAGAAAAGAGTGTTAAATGTTGTGATTTGAAAGAAAATTATCAAAGTGATAATGATATGATTATATGTAAAGTTTGTTCAAATGTTATCACAAATATATGTGATAATCCTGAATGGAGATACTATGGCTCAAAAGACAACAAAAGTAGTGATCCAACGCGTTGTGGTATGCCTGTTAACACTTTACTACCTGAATCTTCTGTTGGTTCTTCAGTTTCATTTTCATCTAATTCAAAAGATATGTATCAAATAAGAAAAATGCAACAATGGAGTGGAATGCCTTACAAAGAAAGAAGTGTTTACAAAGTATTTTTAGAAATTCAAAATGTATGTGCTCGTAATAACATTCCAAGTAAGATCACAAATGAAGCTAAATCTATCTACAAAATCGTATCATCTACAAAGATATCGCGGGGAACAAACCGCGAAGGTATTATAGCATCATGTGTTTACTTCGCATGTAAAGAATGCGATGTTCCTAGGAGTTCAAAAGAAATTGCGGATATGTTTGGAATCACTTCAAATGTAATGACAAAGGGTGTTAAAAAATGTCAAGAGATAATTCATATGGATAAAAAAAACAAAAATCGTATCTCAAAAACAAAATCTACAAAACCGGAAGACTTCATTAATAGATTTTGTAATAAGCTTGAAATCAATGAAGAAGATATTGAAACAATTCTTAAAATATGTAAAATGACTGTTAAGTATAATATTATTTCAGAGAACACTCCACCGTCTATTGCCTCTGGATGTATCTATTACTTTACAAAGAAAAATAAAAATAATATTTCAAAAAAAGATATCTCTGATATTTGTAAGATATCAGAAGTAACGATAAACAAATGTTGTAAGATTATTGAGGAAAAAAATGAATTATTTGATGAAGTATTTAATGACACCAAAAACAAGAGCAATTAGTGTAGCCTTTAATACGATAGAAGCATTTGTTGGAGATTCAGATTCTATATTGTAAAGAAATGGAACAGATTTAAACTTCAAAAATTCTGAAAAACTTGAAACATTAAACAAGATTGATAAAAATAAGACAACAAAAACATCAATTGATTTAAAAAGAAAATCCTTAACCTTTTCTTCTAATGATGCTTCTTTTTTATGATTCATTTCAGAATACATATTAATCATTTCTTCTTGCTGTTTCATCTGTTGGTTTTGTATTTGCTGCTGTTGCTGTTGCATTTGATATTGCCTACGTTCTTGTTCTTGTATTGCTTTTTGTCTCATTATTACTTCTCTTTCTTCATCAGTAATCTGAGGCATTTTTTCTTGAGATGTAGGAGGGCTACCTGAAGAATTTAAGTCATTGATAATAGAATCAACCATATCTGATTCTTCATTACTTAATCTATTATTATCACTAACAATATCATTGATATTTGTTGATGGTCCGTTCATTTTATAGGAATAGATAATTATTTTTTTGTATATAAACGTATTTTACAAAAATGTTAAACGATCCAAGCATAAATGAGATAAATGATAACCTATTATCATTCCCATGATTATTGTTATCACGTTGTTTAGTATTGTTTCCATTTAATGTATATTATATTTTATTTTAAAAAAAACGACTTCATCCATAGTTAGATAACGATATGCGATGAATATACATATCGTTATAAACAACAGCTTATGATTAATTACCATTTATTATAGATAGAGGTTTTATTTTAGTAAAAACTTGTTGGAATACCTTGAGGGTCACATTTTTTATCTTTTAGTATTCTTGAATTTAGAGAATACATATCTTTATTTTTAGAATAGCTTCGATAACTTTCTAAACGAGGACTTTTTAAAACATTTTCATTGATATTTTTGTAATGTGCTTCTGGGTTACAGTTAACAATTGAATCGGGGTAAGTAACGAAACCTTCATAACATTTATCTAGTATTACATAACCAATTATTATAATTAAAAGTATAAAACTTAATTCCATATACTATTCTCATAGAAAAAATAATATATTTATAATAATGCTTACACCCAAAAACATTGCTCTTATTCTTATATTTACTATTATAGTGTTTTACTTTACCACTGATAAAAAATCTAAAATTTTCAATACTCACATCTGGCCTATCCAAAAAAGCGAACGGATAAATAAGGCTATATCATACAATATAATTGATCATGAAAGAGACATTACTCTCATAGACCCCTATTCTATTACACATATATCTCATGGAATCATACTATCCTTACTTTTTAATAAATTCAATAAAGGGGATAAATATAATTTTTATTATGCTTTGTGTATAGAGATAATATGGGAAATATTAGAGAATATTGAAAGTTTATACAGTATTTATAATGAAAATCTTCAAAATTCAAAAATAAGTCCTATTGAAAAGAAATATCTAAAATATAAAGGCGATAGTATTGTGAATATACTTACAGATATAATCTTTATGATAATTGGTTATAATTTTTCTCAAAACCCTACTATACAGATAATTTTACTGATAATCTTTGAAACTCTATGTTATCTAAAAATAAAAGACAACCTACTCATATGTATAATTGAGTTAGTATTGTTTATAGTAAATGGTTTAAAAACTAAACTGTATTCTTTATTATAATAATGGAAAAGACATCTGACGTAGCCCTGATCATGGAAATGATGGAAGATGAAGACGATAAACTTCATGATGATATTATAGAAAATGATCAAGACTTTGCTTATTATGAGGCAAAAGCTACGAATATTCTAAAACAATTTACAAACCACGATGAAGATTATTTTTACTTTTTAAAAACAATCCTTAAAAATTATAATATGTTATCAAAAGAAAGAAAAGAAGAAATAAAAAAATATTTAGGTATTGAAAAACAGATAGTTTATAAAGAAAAAATAATATATAAAGAAACCCCTCAAAAATCTAAGAAAGCTAAACCTAAACTTAATACATACGATGATTATTAATTTTCTTCATCTGAAATAAGTGCGAAATCATCAACTTTAATTTCTTTCTTTGAAGATCTTTTCTTTGATTCTGCTATCTTTGCTTTTAAGTCAGCAAGCCTTTCTGGATCTCTTTTACAATCTTCCATATCAGTGTAAAACTTTAGGATATGCTCAACATTTTCATTCCACCAATTATAGTCTCGTTCAATAAGAGTACATTCAAACCTTGTAATTTTCCACCATTTACTTTCTACATATTCATCTCCATTATCTATTATTTCTATTTTCTTTTCTTTGATCCAATCGTTATAACCTTCATTTGTCATGTTCAAGTTTGGATAAAGGTATGTTAGTTTTAGTTCATCTTTTTTACGATAACTTACTGTAACGCCTTTTGGATAATTCAAATATGTTCGTCCAGGAATAATTTGATCATCATTTACAAATATATCTTTTTCATATTCTTCATAATTTTCATATTCTTCTATTTTAACTTGGAAAAAGTCACAATGATCTAGATCACAAACTTCAAGTTGACCTTGGACTTGCATTAAGTAGTGGGGTGGACATGTCTTTGTAAATTTACGTTTGGGAGGACACTTTATTTCAACCATTCTAGAAACATATTCATCATTACCAGTATCATCGCAAATACCATCGGGACTTGCACCAAAAGCCTTAAAAGTAGGGTGTGGAATAAGTCCAAAATCAAGTACCTTTACATTGTAAAGTTCTTCATAAAATAGAATTGCTATATCTTCATACTTTACACCCCATTCTGTGATTGGATTTGATTCATACGGTTTATCTTCTATTTTAGAAAGTATAAGTTCTTCTCGCGTTGTAAAATGACACTTTCCAATAGCCGAAGCAATTGAACTAGCAGTTAGCTTTTCTTTTCTCATAGCATACCACTCGGGACTTCTTTGCTCTGGAAGTTCTAGTAATTTTAACTTTTTAAGTTTTTCTTTCCTTATAGTATAAATATTCTCATTCTTTTGATTCTCAGAAACAATGGAATCTACATTAATATCAATAACATACTTTTTATTTTCATCATTTTCAATAGAGTATAAATCATAAAGTTCTCCTTTGATTATATCACTATTTTGTTCACTGACAGAATACCCATTGATGTAATCAATAATATCATTTCGTTTGATGTCCATTTTGTTTAGACTTTGTTTCTAGTATATAGTAGATTTCAATTTTTAAATAGTATAAAGATATATGAAAATAATAAATAGTAATACTATATCACCCAAACACTAAAACAAATTTGAAACAATTTTACAAGATATACAAAACAACAAAGATATAAAATAAAAAATTATGTCTCAGCCTATCAAGCCTCTAAACGATGAAGTTATCGATGAAGAAGATAATACAATTCGTTGTATTCATTGTAAGAGCGAGATTGAAGGAAAGCCATGGATTAGCGTAAGTTGTGGAAAAGATGAAGTTGTTCATGCTTGTAACTACATCTGTTCAAACCGTCTAAGTTTCTATATAGGATCTGGTTATTGGGATCGTGTAATAAACAAGGAAGATTTTCCTGGACCACGACCAGTGTTTCAAACTAGAAACTATAGACCTGATATAACAGTTAACTTTGGAATTGAAGAAATTAGACGGGAAATTGATGAAGAAGAAAAGCGTATGGAAGAACTAGAATCTTATGAAAGTGATGAAAGTTACAATTATGATTCTATGAGTCCATAATTTGTAAATTATATATAATAGTTTATAAATATGATTGAAATTATATCTGGTGATGAATGTTTTACAAATCTTGATAAAGAAGGTTATATTCTTTATTATTTTACAGCATCATGGTGTGGTCCATGTCAACAAATATGGGATAATTTTGTTCAATTAACCCAAACATATAACAATATACTTTTTTTTAAAATAGATGTTTCTGATGAAGATAATAGTGAGATATGTGAAAAATGTAAAGTAGAATCAGTCCCATCATTTTTATTATTCAAAGATAGAAATTATATAAGTAGAGTTACGGGAGCAAATTTACAAAAAGTTCAAGAAATGTTAAATAAAATCTAAATCAATTAAAGATAATTTATTAAATATTATATAAAGATAAAAAGTAAATGGAGGAATTAAAAAAAAATAATAATGGATCTTTTGAAGATCTATCTTTAAAAGATAACCTTCTAAGAGGAATATACTCTTATGGTTTTGAGGTTCCGTCTGCGATTCAGACAAGCTCTATACCCGTGATTAAATCAAATAAAGATGTTATTGCCCAGGCACAGTCTGGGACAGGGAAAACAGGTGCTTTTGTAATTGGTAGTTTAGAAAGATTAAATGAAGAAGAAAAATCAACGCAAATTGTAATTATAAGCCCTACACGAGAGCTTTCAAAACAAACGACTGAAGTTGTAGGAGAGCTAAGTAAGTATATGGATGTTTCTTATATGGAAGTAGTTGGTGGGACAGATGTGTTTGAATGTCGTAGCGGTCTCGATAAACTACCTCAAATTGTTATTGGAACGCCAGGACGTATCTTAGATATGATAAATAAAAAGTCTCTTTTTACAGACAAATTGGTTTCACTTATTTTTGATGAAGCAGATGAAATTTTATCATATGGTTTTAAAGAAACAATTTACAATATCGTAAAATCTATTCCTGAAAAGTGTCAAATATGTCTTTTCAGTGCTACAATGCCAGATGAAGTGATTGAGTTAACAAATAGTTTTATGAATTCACCTGAATCAATATTAGTAAAAAAAGAGGCATTGACATTAGAAGGAATTACACAATTTTATATCAATATGAAAGTTAGTGATTGGAAATATGATATACTCAAGGATCTCTATGATACAATAAGTATTTCACAATGTATTATTTATTTTAACTCTAAAAATAAATTGAATGAAATCTATAGAAATCTCACTGAAGAAAATTTCCCTGTTTCTATGATTCATGGAGAATTAACGACTGATGAGAGAAAACGTACAATGAATGAATTTAAGAGTGGTCAAACAAGAATATTACTTTCAACGGATTTACTTTCAAGAGGTATTGATATTCAACAGTTATCTCTTGTTATTAACTTTGATTTACCAAGATCAAAAGAAACCTATATTCATCGTATAGGTAGGAGCGGAAGATATGGTCGTAAAGGTGTTGCTATTAATTTTGTAACCGAACGAGATTTGGAAAATTTAGAAAATTTAAAGAAGTTTTATAATACAAAGATTGAAGAAATGCCACAAAATATCGTTGATTACCTTAGTGTTTAACTATTTAAAACTATTATGCGCGTATATATGATAATATTAATATTTAAGGTTTATTAAATATGGCTGGAATTGACGATATTAATGTTAATTTTGATAGTGATGATAAAAAAATAAGCATTGATGAAAATATACTCGGTGGTGGTAGTAAATCACATTTAAATATAACAAATGACGATGCTCTCTTCGGTGTTGACCTTTTAGCTAATAAAAATTATAGTTCTGGAAATAGTGATAATGGTTATTCTAGTGGTGAAGAAAATACGAAGAAAAAAGAAGATTATGATTTTTTTAAAGATAAAGAAGAAAAAGAATTTGTTCAAGCTCCTCAAGAAAAAGAAATAAAATCTATTCCAGTTGAAGAAGACCCATTAATTACTAAACAAATGGGTCATGAAAATGGTGGTTTTAAACCTCTTGGAGCAATGTCGGCACAAGAAATTAAAAATGAAAAGATTGATCTTATTTATAAATTTAAAAAGTTAGAATCCCAGGGTATTCGAACAACTATGAATTACAATATGAATTCACACCTTGAAGATATGAGAAATGAATATCTAAAGTTGAAAAAACAGAGAGAAGTAGAAAATTCAATCAAATTACAAAGAAAAGTAATGATGGCAGCAATTACAGGATTAGAGTATTTAAACAATAAGTTTGATCCGTTTGATGTTAAATTAGATGGATGGTCTGAAAGTATTAATGAAAATATCACAGATTATGATGAAGTTTTTGAAGAATTAGCTGAAAAGTATGGTGGCAAGAGTGAAATGGCACCCGAGCTTAAATTAATCATGATGCTTGGTGGTAGTGCTTTTATGTTCCATCTTACAAATACAATGTTTAAATCTTCAATTCCAGGTATGGATGATATATTAAAACAGAATCCTGATTTAATGAATCAATTTGCTAAGGCGGCGGTAGGAAGTATAGGTAAAACTGGAAACGAATATAATCCACCCCCAATGAGAAATATGGATGTTCAAAGAGAACAACCTAGACAACAGTCACAACAAGTTCCACAGAGGGAAGAAATGGGTGGACCAAGTGGATTAGATGATTTAATCAACCAGATGAATCTTAAACCAGAGGATATTCCTGATCTAGATAATGTATCGTTAATGAGCGGAGAAACAGATAGAAAAAGTAATATTTCAGGTATGACACTTAATATTTAATATGATAACCTAAGTTACCAACATCTTCATTGTCTAGTTTTATAGATTTTTCATCAAAGTTTATACTTTCTAAGAATATTAAGAATAATGTTGTTAGTAACATAGTTGTGACAATATCCCGCGTTGCCATAAAAAACGCACAGAATATAAATATTTTTCTAAAAATAGGTGTATCTATTTTTTCTTTTTGTTCATCGGATAATTCACTAATAATGAATCTTCCTCCTATCGTTAATATTATCATCATAAAACCAACGAAATATTTATTGGTATTTACTTTATCGAATACGCTTTCTATCATTTATTATTATGTTATAAAAAAAATATATAATATAGTAAATGGTTGCTAATGGGTGCTTTTTAGATGAGGCATTTGGAGAAATCAAAACACCAAATGTCCAGAATAAAGGAAAAAAGAAAAAGAAACGTGAAAAATCAGAAATAGAATTTGATAAAAATTTTAATTCTATGTCTCAAGATGTAGGTGGATATATTGAAGATGAAGAGATGTTTTCAGAAATTCAACAAAGAGAAAAAAAGAATGAAAAAAAGGTGATTCAAAAAATTGAAAGTCTTAAGAAAGAAGAATATGATGACGATGATAAAAATGCTGAATATAGACGTCTTTTAAATGATAAAGATTACCAAGATTATTTAAATTACCAACGTAATCGTGCGAATTATGTAAATAATATTCAAAGTGTAGAAGGTTTTTCAAATATAAATGATAATTTCAATGATGTCCTTTTGTTTGGATTATTAGGTATATTTTTCCTCATTTTCACGGACTATATATATAAACTAGGTAAACGTTCTTATTAAAATAATTGTTTTGATTTCATTTTAAGAGAAGATAATTCATTGTCATTTACAAATTGACCACTTGGTTTGTATTCATCTATCAATTTATAATTCTTTTCTTTTTTAGGCTTAGGCTTCTTCTCAACTTTACCTCTGTCTTCTTTAGCCCAACTAATATATAACCAGTTGGGATCAATATAAACTATATGAAAACCATTCTTTTTTAAAGAATTTATTATATAATTTCTTAAATCAGATACATTATAAAGTGGTACCCCTATAATAAATTCTGGTATTTGAAAAAAACAAAATGTTCTTTCTAATCTCGCATAGTATTTAATTCTAGAATGAATGTTTTTAAGTATTCCATCAAACTTTTGAAGTCTTTTTGTATTTTTTTGATCTATTGTTTCATATAACTCATCTATATTTAAAGAACTCATAATAATATTAAGTTAAATAAAAAAAAAATAATATTAATCCTAAAATAATGGATAAAATAGATACACTCTTTTTTTCAGGCGGTGCTATGAAATGCCTCACAATACTAGGATGCTTACAATATTTTTTTGAAAAAGATATCATAAAGCCTAATTTTGAAGGAATAAAAGATATGTATTTTGTTTCTGGTTCTTCAATTTATTTAACTCCATTACTTATGGGGTTTTCTATTGAATCTACAATAGAATTATTCAAGAAACTTGATTATGCTAAATTATCTGGTATAGAAGATTTAAAAATTCAAAATTTCTTTGACAATTACGGTTTTAAAAAAATAACAGACTACCGTTACATAATGAATGCTGTTCTAAAAGGAAAAGATTTAAGTCAAGATATAACTCTTAAAGAATTTTCTGATTTAGTTGGTATTAACCTTCATTTTAGAGTTATCAACATGAATAAACAATGTAATGAATACCTTAATAAAGATAATTCTCCTGATTTAAAATATACAGATGCCGTATGTATGACATCGTGTATACCAATACTTTTTGAACCAATAGAATATAATGGATGTCTTTACATTGATGGTGGTGTAAACAATAACTTCCCTTATGAAAAAATTATTGATAGGAAGAATTATTTAGGAATTGATATTTTATCCAGTAAAATATCATGTAAAAAAAATAGGGAAAAAGAAGAAATAAATGACTTATCACAATATATAAATATACTTTACAATATCTATGGTTCTCCGCCTATCGTAAAACCAAATATAAATCATATACAAATACTGATTGATGGTTGTGGTGTTAATTTTGATCGTTTCTCAGAATCCATGAAAGAAACATTACTCTTAGGTTATAATACATGTGAAGAACACTTCTCTAATTTTCAAAAACATACTGATTCAGAGCAGCAGTTGAATGAAGATCAAAAAGATGATATGTGTGTGGAGAAGAAAGCTTAGCATAAATGCCAACCCACTTCTTATCTTGTATTTCAATATATTTAGTTCCTGTAAAAATATTTAGTTTTGTATTATTAAATCTATCGGGATCATTGCTAAGAACATCGGTATTTCTAAGGATACCTAGAGATTGAGAACTCTTCATATTTTTGTAGAGTTCATCAATAAGTGATTCTTTCTTTTCACGAATTAGAGCACGTTTCTTTTCACGAAACTGTCTCCTCCTCTTACGATTAACACGTTTTTCATCTCCAAGTTGATTGTAACGTGTATTTTCCTTTTCGATAAGTTTTGAATACCTCTTCTTAAGAGCTTCAATATTATCGCTATTTAGTCCATTATAAAAATACTTTTTATTTTCAATCTTATCTGTAATATAATCAACGTATTCATCTAAATCAAGACCTTCCTTAAAAAGTTCATTTTGAAGTAAAAAAACTTTATCTAGACCAGTCCTGTTATCTTTCTTGTGTTGAACATGTGTTTTCTTTGTTTTAAGGCCTTCACGAACTTTACTTACTCGCGTCCGACCTACTTGAGAATCACTACAAAACATTTTTACTCTAATGATATATAACTATATATCTTTATATCTTTTTAATCATCAATTACCTTAAAGTTAAACTTGGGCTTCTGCTTAGTTCCATTAGGAGCACCATCAGATTTTTTCTTTCCAAGAACAAGACCATAATCAGTTTTATCTTGCATCTTCATAAGTTCACCCTTAATATCTTTCTTCTCAGGTTTTTGTTTTGGCGGAATACCTTCATCATCACAATAACTTTCCCAATCATCATAAAGATCATCAAACGTTGTAAATTCTTCACATTCAATGATACGATCATCAACCCAATTAGCAATAAGATCATTACTAGTCTTATATTGCTTAGTTTCATCCTTGACTTCCTGTGGTGGACACGTTCCTTCTTTATCATAAACAACATACTTTTGAAAAAGCTTAACGATAAATACAAGCTTCCATTGCTCAAGCTTTGCTGTAAGTTGGTTATCAGCTAGATATTGATGACGTTCATGATTTACAGAACGAAGATTATCTGTAAACTTAGCAAGATACTTAACAACCTCAATACGACGCCAAATACCACCATCATTACCACCTAGCTGTGGAAGATCATTACACATAAGAACAATCTTAAATTGAGGCTTGAATTGTGTAGTCCCCTTGAATAGAGCACGAGTAGTCATTTTATCACCACCGGTCATTTGCTTGAGCTTACCGACATAGATAATATCTGTTTTTTCAGGCTCAGACATATAGACGAAACGAGCATTTTTGATGTTTTCAAGTTCCGGAGAAGCTGACGAACTACTACCACGCTTAGTAGTAAGGAAAGCTACATCCATTGAACGACTATAATCTCCAAGTACGAAGTCAATCAACTCAACAAGCTTCGATTTACCATTACCACCAGAACCAGTCCAAAAGTAAAACTTTTCTTCCCTAATTTCTCCTGACAAACAACTTGAAAGGAAACGCATTGTATATTCTCTAACACGATCAATTGGGAAAACCTTTGCTAGAAAGTCCTCTAAAGCATCATTAAGTTCATTATAGTCATCCATGCCACTAACGAGATCAGTTATTTCGTCCAGCTTTACAGGTAGATTTTTAATATCAACCGGTAGTGAGTAACCCGTTGAAAGACTAACATAATCAGATGGAAGACCAGACCTAAATTCAGATTCATTAAGGTCATAAATTCCATTTTCAAATCCAACTAGATTTTTCTTATCATTAAGCTTATCAATAAATTCTTTATCATAAAACTTTTCTTTACATTCTTTCATAACCTTGTCTTTATAAACTGAATCTTTCAACTTGATTTGAATTTCCAAGCATTTTGTATGTTTATCCGACTGGAGCTTCGCAGCATCTTCATCTTCAAGTAAAAGATCATTGGCTCGGTTTTTGTATATACCCCCATAGTAATTGTAAACATCTACAATATCATTTGATAGCCTCTTACGAAGTTCATGACCCATCTCAGTTTCCTCCCACTTACCACCCTTGCGCTCATTAAAATAATACCATGAACTATCCTTAATATTGGCACATACGAAACAATCTTTGAAATAATGATAGATGACATTTGCGACATCAGAATGAGAACCCGATGATCCAACACTAGAATGAACTAACACACTCAATGAGTCTCTTATAATTTTCTTATAATCATCGGGACTATCACTTTTAGCCCAATAATGAAGGGAACCAATCGTATAATTGTTATTATTATTCTTATTAAACCAATCCCATTGTTTTTCACAATCTTTACTATCAACCCAAAGTTCCCACTTTTTACTAAAACCAATCCATGCTGGTAAGAGTGTTGGACTTATACTATGTAAGCAGTAACCAACTTCAATCCATGTTGACTGAGATGTAGCTCTTTCTTGTGAAAGAACCAACGCAAGCTTTTTTGCTATTTCAATATCATGTGTTTTAGCTCTATTTACAACTTCCATATTTTCAGTTTGAGCTGGAACATTTTCAATCGACATACTTTTTTTAAGGTTACCACCTGACATTTTATTTTTCAAATTTTCTGTATATTCGACTGTAATTTCATTTTGAAGCTTTACACTGTTCATTTTTACAAGTTCTATTTTATCATCAATGTATAAATCTATGGGTATGCGTGTTAGATTATCAGAAGATTTCTTATAAATACGTTTTAATACGTATATAATCTCATTTGGTTTTCCACAACCATAAATAAACCAATTACCACCTTTATAGATATTTTCATCCACAATTTCTTCCATTGTATTTGATGGTGGAATGAATCCTTCATTTTTAAAGAACTCACTATAATCTGTTTTAATAAGGCTTTCTCGTAGAGTGCGGTATGTCTTTTTCTCGGCAATTATATATGGAAACAATAGATGAATACCATCTTTAAACTTATATTCTTTGTGTTTCGCAGGAAGAAATGTATCTTTTTCCATAACCATACAAAACATTTGTTCTTCTGAAACTTTATAAAACTCTCCAACCTTTGACATGATATCATTAACTATCGCCATGATAACATGTTCATTATACTGTCTTTCAGTTATTTCATCTTTCCATTTTAAATCAAGGTCAATAACAAGTCTTGTAATATCTTGAACTTTTTCAACCATTGAAATACGATTGCCTTTAATATGAATAGCCTTACCTACAAGATTATGAAGGGTTTCTACTTCTTCGTGTGGTATAGTATATGCCCCACTCTTAATATCTCCACCATATACAGTGTGTGTATGTTTATTTTTTTTAGGAAATCTATCTAAGAATCTTTCCAATTTCGCATAACCCATAATACTCTAATTCTATATATTTTTTTTATGTATTTTTTTTGTGGATTAAATAATTCAAATTTTATATTATTTAAGAAAGAGATATGCTTTTACTTTAAATGTCATCTAGTAATGCTCTTAAACGAATAGTAAAAAAAGATATTAAAGAAATTAAAAATCAAAAATTAGAAAGCTTAGGAATTTATGTTAAGTTTGATGAAGAAAATATGTTAACTGCGAAAGCTATGATAACAGGTCCAAAAGACAGTCTTTATGAAAATGGTTTTTTGTTTTTTAATATAACATTTCCAAAAAATTATCCTTACAGTCCACCGGATGTAAGTTATATTTCAAGAAATAAAGTAAGAATACATCCCAATTTATATGTAGGGAGACATTCAAGTGGTTATGGTAAAGTATGTCTTTCTATTTTAGGAACTTGGAGTGGGCCTAAATGGACAAGCATAATGGACATTACAACAGTATTATTAACAATACAATCTCTTTTAGATAAGAACCCTTTACATCATGAACCTGGACAAGAGAAAAATGTAACACATATGAATACACTTTATAATGAGATAATAAGGTATGAAAGCTATAATACTTTATTATTGAAAAATTATTTTGACCCTAATGAGTTATTTGTAAATTTTAAAGAAGAAATGGATAATGAAATAAATAAAGTGGGGAGAGAAAATATCGTTGAAAAAGTAAAAGAATATTGTAGTTGTTATAAAGATTCAATAGCAACTGTACCAATTTATAGAATCAATACAAAACTATGTTATACAGAATTATCAAAAAATATAGAAAGAATAAATTGTTAAAATTTGATTTAAAATAATAAATATTATATAAAACTAAATAAGATGGAACTTAATTTCTGCGATAAGTGTAACAATCTCATGGATATATACTCAGATGAAGAAACATCTAAGTTATATCTAGGTTGTAAATGTTGTTCAAACAAAAAAGACTTTGATGAAGGTAAAAAATGTATTTATACAAATGAATCCACCATTGAATTAAGTGATATTATAAACACTAACCCTTATTTAACAGAAGACATCACTCTACCAGTTATTAGAGATAATCCAAATATAAAATGTCCAAATAAAGATTGTATATGTAATACTGATAGTAAAGTTGAAACTGAAATAATCTATATCAAATATGATACTGAAAACTTAAGTTATATGTATATTTGTAAACATTGTAATCAAAAATGGACAAATCGTTAAAAAAAAATTTGAAAATAATTTAATTAAAGATTAAAAAAAATAATAGAAGATATATAATGGAAACAGAGCCTTTTGAAGAAAAAATATCAGAATCAGAATCAGAATCAGAAAATGAAGAATATGATGAAGAAATTGTAAATGATGTTATAGGTGGAGGAGATATCGACATCAACGAGTTTTACAAAACATATGATAAAAATAGGAAAAACTTTAAGACAAGTCCCGTGTTGTCTAAATATGAAAAGACACGTATTATTTCAGAGAGAGTTCAACAACTATCAAATGGAGGAGTGCCTTTCATAAGTAATCCAGAAAGTTATGGATCAATCTATGATATAGCTTTAAAAGAATTAGATATGAAGAAACTTCCATTTATAATTAAAAGGACAATTTCAGGAAACAAATGTGAATTGTGGAAACTAGAAGATTTAAAAATAATAAATTAATAAACCTAAAAAAATTATATATATAAATAGTATAATGGACGATATACATGTTTTTATTATTTTGTTTTTGGCACTAATATTTTTATGTAGAGCTACGAAAGAAGGTTTTGAACCTATGGGACCAGGTGGTGTATTATTAGAACCTATGGAAGAAGGAGAAATTACTGAACCAGGAGAAGTTGAAGAACCACCTCCACCCCCACCTCCACCCCCACCAACACCTCCTATGCCTGCTCCTCCACAAGGAAATATGGGACAACCCGAAGGTGGAATGGCCGGATGGGATAAGAGAAAGGTTTTCTCTTCACCAAATGCTCCTAACTTTGGAAGCATTCTTGAACTTCAAGAAATTGAATACCTCAATAGTCTTTTTTCTAAGAGAAATACTGACCCCAATGTTCCAGATGTCCCAATTGATTCACAGATGCCTTCTCTTTCTGAAGGATCAACTGTCCCTAACATGATGGGAAATGGTGGAACCCCACCACCTCCTCCTCAGGCACAGGGTGGTTCTCCTTTAGAGGTTCACATGGTTTACGCCGAATGGTGTGGACACTCGCAGAATGCCCTTCCTCCATTTGAAGAGTTAGTAGAAATGACAGATGTAACTACATCTTCTGGAAGACCAGTTAAGTTTGTATTAACTGAGCAAAGTTCTGATGGTTTTAAAGAATTTAAGGGTAAAGTAAAGGGATTCCCAACTTACATGGTAAAGGATGGGTCCAAACTTGAAGAAATTAATGTTGGAGACAGAAGTAAAGATTCAGTCCTTTCTGCTGTTGAAAAACTCTAAATTAATATAATTTATTAACTGTAAGTGCTGGTCCTTTTTTACGACCTCCAAAATCAGTTTCTACTCTTTCTTCTTCTGAAAAATTTTTATTTGAATAATCCCAAAATTGTTGAGATCCTATTCTAAAGTCAGGTCTTTTTTCTGCTTTATACCAGAAAACTTGATCTTCTAATTTATTACTTTTAGCATTATTATTAATAACTAAACATTCATAATTTTCCGTACATTGGTCCATAACTTGACAAAACATGTCAAAGTTAGGAAACATACCCGCATAATGTTCATAAAGGCGTTTACGATTTGAAACATAATTTTCTCTTAAAATAAATACATAATCAATATTTGTTCTCAAATTAGGAGGAACCCCAAGAGCATACTGCATAGTAAGTAAAAATAATAGTTTGTAATGTCTTCCATTCATAAAGACAGATCTCATCCATTTATCTTTAGCCCATGTATTATCATAAAGACAATCATCTAAAATTAAAAATGCTCTAGGATCTATACCAGCATCCCCTCTATTTATTTTTTCAATCATAGTTTTTTGCCTTTTTAAAACATTTTGAACTATTTCACTTTTAAATTCATCATGAATGAATAATTTTGGAACAATCTTACTATAAAATTGATTTGCTCCCTCAGTTCCAGAGATAACCTGACCAACTGGAATACCCGCATGGTGATAAAGGATATCTCTACATAAAAATGATTTTCCAGTATCTCTTTTCCCTATAAGAACAACGACTTTATCATCTTTTATTTCACTTATATCGAATTTACGCAACTCAAGGTTCATAGCCATAGTATATTACATTAAAATATTTTATTTAAAGTCATAATATACGCATTAATGTGTGTTTATTCTATAGAAAAAAACTATAATATGTTTTAATTAATGAATATTAAATATCACAAATGGAATAAAAATGAAAGAATAAAATTATTTAAATCATGTAAAGAAATTTTAGAGTTAAGTGATTGTCAATTTTATCAACCTTATTTTTCACTTTACTTTAACATTCATAATACGAAAAATTCACATAAAACGATTGATTTAGAAAGGAGATATATAGTCAAAGAAATAACTTCTTTAACAAAAGAAAGGTATGAAACATCAAATACTTTTTTAAAGTGTAATGTTTTTGATAAAAAACAAAACTCAATGCTTGAAAAAGATGTCTTTTGTAAATGTATACCTCTATTAGACCATCTCTACTTTTTAATGAACAATTATAATAATTTAGTCCATAGAAACCCTCTATTACCTAGTAACTATTCATATAATTCTTTTAATAAAATAAATGATATGAATAATACAGCTTATATAGATACTTTTTTTTCCTATATAACATCTGAAATTACCTTAAATGAATTAAATCCGTCATTTCCAATATTTTATGGTTCTGTATCCGGAATTAAACGAGAAGTGAAATATGATATTACAGAAGACTATGAAGAATATAAAGGTGAAAAATGGTTTTATAAAACATTAGGAAAATCACATACATTAGATATGTATATTTCTTCTTCCGAAGAAGAAAATGAAACAGAAAGTGAAGATAGTTATTATGATGATAATGAATATATTTCTATTCTTAAAAACATACCTTCACAACATTTTTTCATAGAAAAACTAGAAGGAACACTTGAAGACTTACTTGATAATATTGAAGATTTAAATACAGATCTAATATTATCATGTTTATTTCAAGTAGCGTTTGCCTTAAATTATCTTCAAAAGCATTATAACTTTACTCACAACGATCTTCATGTAAACAATGTTATGTATACACAAACTGAAAAAACATTTCTCTATTACAAATTTAACAACATCTATTTTAAGGTCCCTACTTATGGTTACATATTTAAGATAATTGATTTTGGAAGATCAATATTTAAGTTTCATAAAAAAACTTTCTTTAATGATACATTCAGTAAGCACGGAGAAGCTGAAGGACAATATACATATCCAATTGATACATTACTATATGATAAAAAAAGAGAAATACCTGTATATCCTAGTTACCATTTTGATATGTGTCGTTTAGCAACTACAATTATAGATGTTTGTAAGATTGATTTTGATAAAGATTATAAAGAAAAACAACCATTTGTTGATTTTATTATAAATCTAACAATGGATATCAATGGAGAATCACTTTCAAAATTAAAAGACGATTTTAATATGTATGTTTCTATTTCAAAATATGCATGTAACGCTTTACCAAAGCAAATAATACAAAATTATATATTCAAAGATATGAGAACGAAAAAGAAATGTTTTCCAAAGAAAACATTTTATACTGTTTAGAATGGAGGCCTGGATGAATGTGTTAACATAGCTTCACCAGATCTCATAGAAGGTTGTGGTGAAGGATTTCCTCCAAATCCACTATTTCTTAAATAATTAATAGCAAGAGAAACGCCAAAAACAATAGAGAATATTTTTAATAACTCTTTACTGTCATAATCACTTTCATTATTAATCTTTTTACGATTTGTTAAGAAATATATTCCTAAAGTTGATAAACTACTAACAACGAGACAAAAAATTAAACTATTATCCAACATTTTTATAGAAGTATATTATTTTTTTCTATTTTAATCAAATTAAAAACCTTCTTCTTCTATAATAGCATCATCAAAAAGTGTATATTTATCTTTTCTCTTGTCAATATCGATACCTTTCTTTTCTAACATTTTTGAAACATCTTCAAAAAATAAATCAACTGTTTCTGTATCATCATTTCTATCTACCGAAATTATTTCTTTTTCTTCTTCTTTATTCTCGGAAACTGGTTCAGGTTCTGGTTCAGGTTCTGGTTCAGGTTCAGGTTCTGGTTTTAAATCAGGGATAGAATCTTCATCTTTTTTAGTTATAGTAAATAATGGGTCTGATTCCATGTTAACTGGTTCTTTTTTGATTTCAGGTCCATTAGATTCTTCATTCATTTCAACCTTTTTAATTTCATCTTTAGCAAACATATCATCAGATATTATTTCCGACTTATCAGCATCTTCTAAGTAACTCTCTAGTAAAGATTTATCTCCAACTGGTGTTTCTTTATCTTCTAAATATATATCTACATTATCATATGTTTCTTCTTCAACACCTACATCGGGGATTGTATTAATATCTAAGTTTTCACACTTACTTTTTATTTCATCTTCATCTGGTGAAACATACCCATCAGGTGATTCATAATAATTATTTTTAGATTCTTGGACTTCTCCCTGTTTCTCAGGATTCTCTAATACTTCTTGTTTTAGATTATCATCTTTATGGTCATCATTGTATTCATCTATTTGAAGTTCTTCTTCTTGAGTTTTATCTTCAATAGGATCCATCTTATATTTCTCTTCTATATCGTTTATTCTTTCTCTTAGTTCTTCATTATCTTTACTTTCTTCACTTTCTTCATCATTATCAAGTTTTTTAGATTCAGTATCATCACCTTTAAGAGATTTTATTTCTTCTAATAACATTTTCCTTATATCATCTTGAGTTACACGTGATTTTTCATTATTATTCTCATAAATATCTAATTGTTGTTTTAATATTTCTTTTACTGGTAAAGCCTTACGTATTGTATTTTCAATTGATTCTTTTATTAAAAGTTCAACTGTTCTCATATTCTTTTGATATTCAGAACCAGAAACATAGTCATCAAATAAATATGGATTCTTCCATATTTCTCTAGCTATGTTAATATAAGATTTATGAATAAAATTTATTGTTTTTGGTATAACAAGTTCTATATTTGAGTTATGATTTGATCCTATAGCAGTTAATATTTTTGTATGACTTATAAAAACAGCCGTTATAAGATCATTTAACCAATCACAGTTTGATGAATCTATGATACGATTTGTTTCAGTTTCAATAACTTCATTACTCCAAGTCGGGACTTTTTCAAGAAACAATCTAAATAAAATCAGTATTGAATTATTATTTGGATTATTTGTTCTATGAACTGTCTTTGCTTCGTCATAGATAGATTTTATCCCATCAAAAAGGTTTGGGGTAAGGACATCAACTAATTGAGCCGTATACTCCACTTTAGCATGTGTAAAAATAGTGTTATTGGATTCTTCCATTTTTAAACTGGTATATTTTATTTTTTAATTTTTTACTTTCTCATTTAAAAATATATTATCTAATATATTTTAATAAAGGAAATGTCGGACTTCAAAAGCACTACCTCATTCATTAAGTGTGATAATTTAAAGATAGCTAATCAATTATGGCCGACAGATTATGATATTGATAATTCTTATCTTAAATTTTCAGACTCTACTGGTCTCTTTTGGGAAAGATCTTTTAATTCTTTAAATAATGTAGATGAAGGATTTAATGATTATATAGTTATGAACAATGTAAAAGGTGGTTCAGATGTTAATCTTAATACAAATACAAACAGTTACATAAGAGCTGGTCCAGGTGAAAGATTTAACTCTTTTTTAGGGACAGGTGGCGTCGATGGAACAGGGACAGGATTAACATATACTCCCAGAGGTCAAATAACTCTTGGATTGACTCAAGAAGATTCAGATGTTGATTCAACAGACATTTCCATCCACGGATCATCATTAACCTTACATTCATCTTTAACAAACAGAGAACTAGCATTTATAGGTGAAAAAGAACATTTAAAATATCCATCTAGTGGTGAAAAATTGTTTCAACAATCATCTAAAAGTTTTAAGATTATTGATGGAGATATTCTTAAAAAAGAAAATGGTGTATGGATTGATAGAGATACTCAATCAAAAACTTCATCAAATATACTTACAAATCCATTAATTTCAGGAGATCTGACTTTTGGAAAAGGAAAAGAAAATACTATCTTTGGTCCAGATGCCGGAACAATTGGTGTCTCAAATGAAAAAAAAGAAATTTCTGGTATTTTTAAATCTCATAAAGCACTAGATGAAAGTTCTTCAAATATAGAAAACTTCTACAAAGGTTGGACAATCGAAACTGAAGAAAATGGAACACTAGAAACAAATATTATAGAGGAATACAATGTAGGATATTCAAAGTTATATGGTAGGATAGGTAATCCCCTTCCTCCTGATGAAAATGGAAATAAAGCAGATACATATAACAATATGATTGATAATGAAAATACATTTAAATACAATGATTACTATGAAGGATGGAATTTAACAGTCCCAGCATATACTATTTACAAGGCTAGTTCAACTTCTTCTCATATTATAAGGCCATCAACTGTGTTTAAAATTGTAAAGAATTCTGCAACTTACTATGAAACTTTGACAAGTATCTGTAAATCTTCAGAAGATTTACTATTCTTTGAAAACTCATATGAAAATTATCATGGAGGGACAATTACAATAGCTGGAATACCAGGTTCCACTAGTGTAACAGATGGTAAAAACTCAACGACAATAACTATCTCAAACGCCACTGAATCTTTTATTCCAGCTAAAACAAACATTGTATTTACGTATGGTAGTCAAACGGCAACTGGTATCATAGCAAATGACGTTGAAGAAGGATCAAATACACTTGTTTTAATAGAAAATTCTCCAGATACAAGTGAAACTCTCAATGTAGAAATAACACCCTTCAATACAGGAACGATTACTTTATCAAAACAAAAATATTCTGAAAAAAATGTAGATTACACTGTTAAAAAATCTTCAATACTTCCAACTAACGTAACTATAACGGAAACACTAACAGAAATCTCTACAAGTGTTGTTTTAAGTTCTGCACTAGAAGAAAATATCCCCACAGGAACAACATTTAAAGTTGGGGATGCGGTATTATTAGGAAGTGGAACGAAAGGATCTACAACGTTGAGTTTTCAGTATCTAGTTACACCAACCAGTTTTCCCGAAGCAGGTGAGAGAATTTATCAAAGAACATTAGTAGCTGAAACTTTTATAAAATCAGATGATTTTAGGAAATCATCCCTATCAACAAACAATGTTTATAAACAATTAACAAAACAAGATGAAGATATATCATTTTATCTTTCTTCTCAAAATAAGAATCATGAAAAAGGAAAACTCTACGGTGAAAAAACAGGTAAATTTTTATCAGACAAAAAATTAGGTATTTATCATCGTGAAGAAGAAGGATTTTATAATGGTTGTCTGATATACATATGGAACAATAAGATACCTTTGAACAATAATCTAAATGGAGATATAAAATCTGGAACAATTCTAAAATTCACAAATAAATATGATGCGTCTGATACATTTGATATTACAGTTACATCTGATAGTTTAGCAAATACACCAAATAAACTTACAATTCCAACTGATTCTATTAAAAGAAATATTGACGGTTTTAATGTAAGTATTAAAGGTTTCCCAGAAAGCACTACAATTAGTTCACACGATACATCAACTCATGTCATTACAGTTTCAAATGCTGTTACAGGAGCATTGTCAGATGGTACATTGGTAAAAATATCTGATGGAACAAATACATTTTACAGAACTGTATCTTCATATACTTCTTCAGGATCTACACATACTATGACTTTATCATCTTCTGTAAGTGAAACCCTTGATAGCAATTATGATATAGAAATTATGGGTATTCCAAACGACACTACTGTAGATCTTCCATATGGTGTAATTGAGGGATATAATTCACGATTAAATATAGTTCAGTTCTTATGTACTGATAAAAATTATACGGTAGACAATACAACATATTATTGTATCAAAAAAGGATACAAAACAACTGATGGTGGGGAAACATACTATGTAGCTTTAGATGAAAATAAGATACTAAAATCTAACTATTATGACAATTGGAAGATAGAAGTTGAAGATGATAAAAACAGAGGATATTATTCTAATTCAAAAGAATATGAAATAAAGAACTATACCAAAGATTCAATCTATGGAAGTTATGTAGATATCTCTGGGATAATAGTAAATTCTACAACTTTACCTGGACAAACAAAATTAATAAGTCAAGACTACTATAAAGGATGGAGGATTGTTTTTTCTTCTTCAGACTTATCTTCTCCAGATTCAGAAAATACGACTCTAGTTAAGGGTATTGTAAATAGTCATGACGCAACAACATTATCAAATCTAATACCAAGTGGAACAATAATCACTAATACTGAAGATATAGAAGACAATGAAAATAATGGACAGTCAGTAACACAAATAACTATATCTCCAGCCCTTACAAGTAGTTTAGCTGATGATACTGTGATAATCCTTTCAAATGAAAATGGTAGCGGTTCTGAAAGAATAACTGTGAGATCCTCTACAACAACCGTTTTAACATTAGATAAAACACTCTCTACAAACTATGTTGGAGGAACTGCTTATATATACAGTGATATAACCAATTTATCAGTAAATTGGGATAGTAGTCAACCAAGCTCATCTGATGTTTATTTTTACTTAACATACAATAATAATACTTGGAATGATACAAATAAAAGAACATTGGTATATAAAACATTAAAGGCAGAAGGAACTAAAGATTATTCAAATGAAAATAACTCGAGTAGGACAAGAGGATTCTTTTCTATTGTTAGTGGTGTTAACAATCAAGTAGAATTGCTTTCCAATTTAGACACAGATATGCTTACCGACAATGCAGGAGTTTTAGAAAAAGATTTATCTCCTCCATCAGATATAGATGATTATTATAAAGGATGGAAAATAACATATAAGGTTACTGTGGATGAAAAGACAACAAAAAATATAATTAAATATGATGGCTCTACAAAAATCGCTACACTTGATAGTGATATGGTCGTTTCAGGAAATATTAATGTAGCACCATATATCTTGACTAAAAATTTATCTCACACAGAATATGTTGATAGCTTGTTTGATCCAGACACATACATTACTGCGATAAATACAACTACAAATCGTTTAACATTGAGTGAAAATACAAAAACAACAAGTATAGATGCTTTCAAAGTAGCTAAATTTCTTCCCCCAAGAGTTTTCAAAAAGAGAACAACAATTCAAAGTATAACAAATACAAATGATGAATATTTTACAATTACACTCAACTCTGATATGGATAGTCTTATAAAATCGGGTGTTGGCATTGAACTAGTTAGTCGTTCAAATGTATACAAAACAACTGTTCACGAAGACGCTACAGATTTAGATGAATTAAAAATAGTTTATACTTCTGATATAAATACTATTATTACACTATCAACCATTGATGATTATACAATAAATGTTAGTGGTAGTCCAACAACAGCAACTATTAAATCTGTCCCCGCAACAGATACTATAGAACTAGAAACAGGAGCTTATACAAATATTTTAGGATGGTATGTTTGCTTATATAGTGATAAACATTATCAAATATATTATGATAAGTTTTCCTGTAATACTGAAAGTATCAATACATTAGATGGTTCTTTTTCTAATATTAATGGTTTCTATACAAATTGGATTTTACAGACCGAAGAACATTTCGATCAAATAGAAGAAGTCTTAGATGAAAATGGTGAAAAAGTGGAAGACAAATTTACAAAAAGAAGAACTCTTTTGATAGATGATTATAATGGAACTACTAAATCTATAATAGTAGATAATTTTAATTATACACAATCTTATACAGGGGAACCAGGTCGTCCACCATTAAGAACAGGACAAGACGCCGAACGATCAAAGTTTAATTTATATCTTTTCCCTTCTAAAAATGTCAAATATGGAGATAATATGAATAATAAAACATCAAATTCTACTAAATATAAGATAAATTCAGGTTATAGAGTTGATTCAAATAAATATATAGAAACTGGAACAATGCAAAAAGAAAATGTTCTTTCACAACTAGCATCAGAATATGACGATTATTACAAAGGATGGGAAATAACAACATATTCAACAATAACAAGTAAAAACAATAGATTGATATTCCTTTATGGTTCAACAGAACATCACATTTATATTGAAGATGGTTCTTACAGTGGAGATGAACTCGCTACAGAACTAGAAAATAAAATGAATAGTATACTTTCATCAGAGACAACACCCATTGCAGTATCATTCAGTGGTTCAACCAATAAATTAACATTTACTAGTTCAGCATCAACATTAACTTTTAAATGGAAAACTACCTGTGAAAATTATTTTACAAATATACATGAAGTCCTTGGTTTTAATAAAACAGATGATTCAGAGGTAAGTTCAGTAACTTCTCCTAACAAAGTTCAATTATACCTTTCTGATAATGGAGAATCTTCATTGATAGATAGTTACAATGGAACAAATAAACGAGTCAGTATTATTTCTCTAAAAACACGTAAATCTCATCCAAGTGTAGCTACTAAAACAGGACCATTTACAAAATATATCTTATCTCCACCAAAACACAACAATGGTTTATTATCTATTAAGGGTGAAAATAATATTTATATCGATAATGAGAATTCAATTGGTAATGATGACTTTTACAATGGTTGGACATTATTAACACATACAAATGGAATACACCAATTTTCAAATATAACCGATTATGACAGTTCTACTAAAAAAATAACACTTCCTTCATTAGATTTAGACACATTATCGAGTAGCAATAGTTTATATACAATCGTAAATAAAAAGCATCTAAATGGATATCTTAGAAAATCAGGAAACAATGTTTTCCCTCAAGGAGATAAAAAGGGTGTATTATCTGTAACAGGTTTTACAATGCATATTCCATCTGTTTCTGATAGTGATATAGATCCAACACAGTTTACTCTAAAGATCTATGGAAGCGATTTTAAATGGTTCGGCTTACCTCAACCATCCACAACAGATGATTATTACAATGATTGGAGAATATCCATATACATAAACAATAAAGAATATAGTTCAACCGTTCAAAAGTATTATGGTGCTGAAGGAGATAATCAATATAAAATTATTTTGAGCGATATTAATTATAATATATTCTCAGAAAATGAAGATATTGATGAAATAGTTTTTAAATATATCCTTTATGAACCTTCATACTATATGCTTTCATATGAAGCATTGCCTGTAGATGATTATTATATTGGATGGACTATTAATGCGACATACAATGGTCAAAACTTCACTTCATTGATTTCTGGTTATAGAGGACGTGATCGTAAAATAACAACATATGGTTTTCCAGATAATGTAAATGGATCATTTAGATATGAACTTCTTGAAACGAAAGATGGTATGATGTCTTCAGAAAACAAACTATCAAATACAGCCAGTCCAATAAAAAATTATTATGTAGGATGGTCTCTTTCAACAATTGATGCGGATGGAAATATAGATGATACATCAATAATTACAGCGTATGATTCGGGGAGTAAAAGTGTTACACTAAGTCCGGCTATAAGTGGAACAACATCTGATACGAAATATAAATTGTATTTTAATTCTGAAAATTCTGTTTTTGGTAATTCAGGAGGTAAAAATATTTATACTGGTTCTAGAAATATTGCAATTGGTAGTCACGCTGGACCATCAAACAATAATAATTCAATTTCAGATAAACTTTACATTGATTCTAATACAAAATCAAGAGGGTCTGACTCATTTATATATGGTAATATGACAAGGGGTTCTGAAGAACTCAAGGTTAATGCTGATTTAACTGTTTTAGGAGACATTACTGGAACTGAAGGTAAAACAACGACACTCCAATGTGTTTTTATTGGAGGAAATACAGAAGGTAGTATTAACAATACAACAATTGGTACTACATCACCTACCACTGGTAAATTTACAGATGTAATCATAACAGGTAATTTAGATGTCCAAGGGACAACAACAACTATTAATACCGAAAGTTTAATCATAGAAGATCCTCTATTATTACTTGCTAAAAATAACGATTCGGCAGATAATATGGATATAGGTTTTTATGGTATGTATAATGATGGAACAACAACACGTTATTCCGGTATTTTCAGAGATACAGATGATGAAAAATGGAAAATTTTCAAAGAACTTACTACAGCCCCCGATAATACGACCGTTAATACTGATGAAGAGAACGATTATGCGGTAGGCACACTTGTATCTCATTTAGAAGGAGATGTAACTTCTACAGGAACAAGCACTTTTAGTACGGTTGATATAAATGGCGGAGCAATTGATGGGACAGATATTACAGTTGGAACGGAGAAAACATTAGATGTTTCAAATGGAACACTAACACTTCGTGATGATCAAATAAATGGTAATAAGATAAATGGCGGGACAATTGGAAGTATTACTATTTCACAACTAGCTGGTGCGATGGATTGTAATAGTCAAACTATGACTAATATTTATATTAATAGTGGGGGAATAGATGGGACTACAATTGGAACAAACAATCCGAGTTCTATTCGCGGAACAACCATTACGGCTGAACAAGGTATTTCAACTAAAAATGGAACGGAATCTCCTGGTTTTATAGAATTTTATTCAACAAATGACACTTATAACATTAAAGTTATAGCTCCAACTATCACTACAAATTCTACATTAACACTACCTGATACAGGGGGAAACCTTATATCAACAGCAGATTCAGGAACAGTTTCTAGTGAAATGTTGTCAATTACTGGAGTCGGTGCAGGTGATTATGGAAGCTCAAGTTCTATTCCTAAAATTGAAGTGGATAATAAGGGTAGAATCATATCAGTAGAAGAGGTAGATATAGCTACAACATTAACAGTGGCTGGTGATACTGGTGGTTCTAATGATGTAGAACTATTAAACGATACCTTAACACTTACTGGTGTAAATGGTATAAGCACGACAGTTGGGATAGATCAAGTTACATTCACATTAGACGATACAGGTGTTTCAGCAGAGACTTATGGATCGGCTACATCTATTCCTGTAATATCTATTAATGCACAGGGGAGAATTACTGGAGTAGCAACAAGAAATATTTCTACAAATTTAACTGTAGTTGCAGATGGTCCATCGGGTCAAACAAATAGTGTAAACAATAATCAAACATCTGTTTCACTATTAGATGATACATTAACACTCGCAGGTGGAACAGGTGTAGATACAGAAAGGTCCGGAGACACTATTAGATTTGCGATTGGTCAAGATGTTTCTATAACGAGTAATGTTGAATTTAATACGGTAACAGCCAAAGGGGGAGAAATTAAACTTCTTGGGCCTGTAGGTAATGGATCAGATGACGGTATAACTGGAAGTACGTCATCCGCCCCAGAATGGTTTTTCCGTATTCCAAAAGGCTACACTACTACAGCATTTAATCCATCTGGTGATAATTTCTTTGATAGAAATCTTCAAATAACAACAGATAATTATGGAATCCATAATTATCCAGGGGAAAATGGTTCATACGGAAATGTATTATTAGGCCCAAAAATAGGTATGAGCGACGGTGATGGGTATGGAAGACATAATGTTTACATGGGGGATAGTGTGGCAAGCGCAGGGAATATAAATTTAGGTGAAGGTAATGTTGGAATAGGGAGATACTCTTTATATGACATTAATGGAGGAACTAATAATATATCTATTGGCAATTCGTCTGGATTTTACATTTCCACCGGAGATGAAAATGTATCTATTGGCTATGCGGCTGGAACTTACCTTTCCACCGGAAATGAAAATGTATACATAGGGAGAGGAGCTGGTTATGGGTGGTCCTCAACTACGGACCAAGGATTAAATAACCGTTGTACGTATATAGGGGCATGGGCTGGATTAGCTGCCACAGGGGCATCTACGGAAGGTTCTATAGCAATAGGCTACAATGCAGGCCCGGACTCCCGATTGCCTGATAGATCAAACGAACTTTGGATCGATGCTGGTTCTACCAGTCACATCAATGATCACCAAGGTTACACTTCAGCAAAAGACAAAGATTCACTCATTTATGCTGATCAGAGCGGAACTAGTTCAAATCTTTCAAATCTTTTATATTTCAATGGTATAGTGGGTATACATGACACGGCATCAGATGGTACTGGAGAAATAAGACTCTATGATACCGATGACAGATCCGGTGGAGATTATGTTGCTATAAAGGCGCCTTCAAGTATCTCTAATGATGGAGAATACACGTTAACACTTCCAAATGCTGCTCCAAGTTCTAATAATATGGTTTTACAATCAACTACAGAAGGAGTTTTATCATGGACAACAATACCGGGAGCTAGTGGATCTTTTTCCGGAAATATTGAAGTTCAAGGTGGTGAAATTAAATTTTGGGGTGGGGAAAAAATTAATGATCGTGGTGGTCATATTTGGACGATATCATCACCAAGTTTTGGTGATGGTGACCAGACCAATGCAGAGGAAGATTCTAATTTAGTTATTAATAATAGGGGTGGTTTTAGTTCATTGACCTCCTCCGCCGCGACCTCAAATATAGCAATAGGGGCTAGTTCAGGAGATTATTCTTTAACAGCAGGCCACTCAAATATATTTTTAGGAAACGATGCTGGTAAAAGTCTTACCAGCGGTCACAGTTCGATTTTTATTGGTCACTCTGCCGGTTTTAGTTTTACCAGCGGGTTCCACAATATATGTATAGGTGATGAAGCTGGAAAATATTCTACCTATACTGACAGTAATGGTTATCACCATAATGGCGGCCGCAATATATTTTTTGGAACCATGGCTGGATATCATCATGTTGGTTATGATAATATAGCTATTGGATATAAGGCAGGTACAGGTGAAGCGAGTGATTGGGGGGTGGACGCGCGGAACAACGATAATATATCTATAGGCAGTTATAGTCTTAGTAATTATACAGGCAGCACCGACAATGGTTGGGGGCGGAATAATGCAATAGGTGGCAATGCTATGAAAAATATAAAAGATGGCATAGCTAATGTATCATTAGGATATGACGCTTTAAGAGGTAGTAGTTCTGCCACGAATGCAAGCTACAATACCAGTATTGGGTATAATACCCTATATAGTATTAGTGGTGGCACCGGTGAAAAAGCAAGTAACAATGTTGCTCTCGGCGCCTATGCTGGGTATATTATTTCAGAAAGTAAATATAATACATTATTGGGAAGTTATGCCGGAAGATATATTGAGAGTGAGACGCCATCGGGAGATGGAGGTGATAATAATATTTGTATTGGTAGTAAAACTGGACCATCTGATGGTGGTGATTTGTCAACAACCAACGGTCAACTATATATTGATACAAGTAACAATTCTACGTATCAAGGGAAAAATTCTCTCATTTATGCTGATCAGAGCGGAACTAGTTCAAATCTTTTATATTTCAATGGTATAGTGGGTATACATGACACGGCATCAGATGGTACTGGAGAGATAAGGCTCTATGATGGTGATAATATATCCGGCGACGATTATGTAGGTTTCAAGGCGCCTGATATAGCTGACGGCAGATCGTACAATATAACATTGCCACCTAACACAGACATTGGTGGTGTTCAACACTCTTCAAATAGTTGTATATTGCTTGGTAAGACTAATGGAAACACTATCCCAGAGTCGAAGTGGCACGACGTACAAAACTTACCTGGTTTTGGTGGTGAAGGGATGGTTTGTCTAGGCATGGCTTATCACAACCCATCAGAGCTTAGTGGTTATTACTATCAAGCTTACCCCAACAGCATCGGTGGGCTGAACCCCGACCCCACTGTTCCAGGTAGCCAGGACCCTGGTGGCACTGGCTACCAGAACGTCTCCAACGCATCTCCAACAAAATATGTTAATAGAGGTTTAAGTACCGGTCAAACGGGTGTTAATAAAAATGGTTTGAAGGTCACAATTCCACGGAATTATGGAAGAATATCTATTGTTGCAAACTTACCATCAGTCTACGGCGTCAACGGCAACCACAGAGATTTACGTGTATATTTATATCGTGCTATCCAGGGAGAAGGGCAGACAGACGGCCCCAGTACGTGGCCTTCGGGTTGGACTTTGATAAATCAGAACCCTCACGTCTCCGGGCAGAACAAGAATTACCTGAGTGTGGGGACATTTGAGTGGGAGGCTGGCAACAACGACCGCCAACCCATGACAATAACATTACATGACAACAGCACATACAGCGTCGGGGCGGTTGTATACTATCAGGTTGCTTTCCTGGCTACTGGGGGGATTCTGATTATGCTGACAGAGCATAACACCACCGGTAATAATTCAGGAAGTTATATAACCTTGACGGCATATGGAGGATTAAGAGCATAATATTTAAAAATAATATTTTATAAATATAATAAATGACTGATTATGTTGAAACAACCCCTTTAGAAGTAATAGAATCTGGATGCACATACAGAACTCTTTTTATAAATTGTGAAAGCGAAGTTGGTGAAAGTATGTTAAGAAATATAAGAAATGAAAAGTTAAAAAGGTCCGATATATATATGATTTCTGATTATCCTATAACGGAAGAAAAAAGAGAAGAATGGAGAACATATAGACAACAACTTAGAGATTTACCAAGTACTATTACCGACTTCAGTGGTTTTAGAGTATATCAATTACTGGATTGCCCTAGTGAATATATTACATCCAACATAGACAGAGAAGGTTTCTCATGGCCTACACCACCATCACCTTAATTAGAATACAATAATCCACCCATCCCTTCCATAATTCTTAAAACATTATAATTTTTTGCATAAAGATATATTTTATAACCTGTATATGATTGATCTCCTGTAAAAGATATTGAAAAATTATCTATTCTTGAGAAATTACACGATCCACTTGGCTGATGTTCTTCTGGATGTAAACAAAAACTATACATATATACATTCTTTTCTGGAATTGTATATCCATTTTCTAATGGTTGTATTGTTCTAAAATAAGAAGAATCCCTGGCCTTAAAACGATCAATACCATTAAAAGTTAATTTCATAGTTTTAAAGTGATCATATGATGTCTGACCCTTTAAGTAACATGGGTTTACAGGTTGATGTGTTTTGTAATTTAAGAAATCATTACTGTTTAACCATTGATTAGAAAATTCATTTGATAATGGATTTCCAAATGAATTTTTGATATTATCTATTAACTTAAAATCACCCCTCTCTTTTACAGCGACATCATTTTGTATTACCCAGTATAAACATTTTACAGGATGATTTAAATTAAAATCAATATATGGTTTGTATTCTTTTTTAACAAGTTGAACCTGTTCAATTAAATACTCATGATGCTCTTGAGCAAATCTTTTTCTTTCATCCACATCAAGATTAATGTAATTTGCCCATAAACGAACTTCTGCTTTTCTAGGATTTGCTAAATCATTCGCATTAGAACTTGTAACGCTTACAGGATAATCACTTTCATTTGCCCTTCTTACTCCATCATTTTCAGAATTAATAATATGTTTTATATCTCTAAAAGTAGCTTTCAACTTTACATCATGAAACTGTAACGCTACAAGTGGTAAAGATTGACTTAAGTCTTTACAAAACCAAAAATCAAGTGGGAGAAACATTTTTATATTTGGTGGAGATTCAATCATCTCAAAACTATCAGTCTCACGATGTCTATTAATCAAGAAATCTAAATCTCCATCTTTTCTTCTTAATTCATTCAACATATCATAAAATCTACCATCATGTTCATCAATTACTTTTTCACCAATACTAAAAGAAATGTTTTTTAAAAAATTATATGCGGTTGTGTTATTATAATAACAGTAATTTCCTGAAGTAGTGTTTATAAAATTTTGTGATGGTAAATCTATTTCAAAATGAAGTTTACTCAAAAGATCTCCCGCTTTATTAATAGTATAGTTTAATGTAAATTCTCTGTTTGTTATTTCCCCTCTCATAACTTGCTCTATACATTCAATGGAAAAATTGGTGTGTCTACGATAAACAGATTTAAAAAAACTTGTTTCAGGGTTCCCAGTAATATATATATCTTGTCCTCCTTGGATGACTAATTGTAATGTTCCTCCTCCCATAATATATTAATATATAAATTATATTAATATATCTTTTTTTATATATTTTAGAGAAAGGAATAAAAATTATCTTATAAAATCAAAAGTTATTCTATAAATATTATCATTTGTAAATGTTTCATAGTAAATGTCTCTTAGTAATGTATCATCTTTTATCAACTCTTTATTTTTAAAAAAATTTGGAACTTTCATATTACTTAAATAATCTTGAATGGTAAATCTTTCTACTAAAACTGAAAATCCAAAACTATTAAAGTGTCGGTTTATTTTATCTATATCTTCTGATGTAATTGTAGTTATATTAAGATCTTCTCCATCAGAATATAGATACTTTAAAGCCATTGTAAAAACCATTAATAATTCTTGAAAAATGTGAAGTCCTAATTTAACACCTTCATCAGGTGGATCCAATTCTAATTTAACACTATTTTTTTCTCTTGGTTCTTTAGAAAAGATGTATTTTAAAAAATCATCACCATTCCCTTCAATATATTCTGTATCTTCGTTTTCCATATAAATAAACTACTATAATATATTTAATAAGCGAACGACGAAAGAGACTGAGTATATGGGTTATTTTTGAATGGATTTAATAAGTCTTTGTCAATTCTTTCAGATAATAATTCACCATCATCTAATTTGTCTTTCATAGTTGTGAGTCTGTATGATGATTTGTCACGACTAGTTGAATAAACCTTACCTAACTTGTTTTCGGATTGATTCATGTAATCGCTTTCAATCTTTTTGATTTCAACATTAAAGTGTTCTCCTCCATTGACAACCTTTGTATTACTCAATGTGGGCATTCTTCCTTGAGCTATGATTTCTTTATTAGGATTAGTTTCAGCATTCATATAGCTAGCCTTATCCATATTACCAGTATATCCCTGAGATCCAGCACCACCGGTATATCCAGTTAGTGTAGATTCTTTGACAGTCACCTTTTGATCTTCATGACCCATGGTTAGTTTGTTAAAACCACCTGACATATATCCATTATTTGCCGAATCAATTGTAGTTTGTTTTTTAGTAACTCTTACACCATCTTGTATACCACGTGTACCCGAAATAACAGTATTATTTATATAACCATTGTTGATTGAATCTATGGTTGTTTCCTTGACAGTTCCTTTTAACTCATCTAATAATCCAACAGTATGATTACCTACTTCTGTTTTTAAGTTTCCTTCATATGTCCTTTCACCAGTTATTTCTCTTTCATTAGGAACAGCCCTGTATCCACTTCTTGTGAAATCAGCATCTCCAGAAAACTTATCCATACCAACATTTCTTGTTGTATCGTTATCTAGCTGAATTTTTAAGGGTTTACGATACTTTGATCTCTTTTCACCTTTCGCAAAAACAGCCGATGCTCCGCCAAGTGGTTGATCGTTTAATGTAGAACGGTAAGTATCTTTTAATAAATGTTCTGGATTTTGTTTTTCTTTTAAGAAAGCACCTGTGGTTGTAAAATATCTTTCAGGACCATTTTCATAAAACTTATCGGGATCATATTGTCTAAATTCTCCCATATGTCCTCTCTTATCATTCATACCTTTACCACTAATAATACGACCTTCATATGTTTTCTTTTGATTTGTCTTTGTCCTTAAAAGATCAATATTTGTTTTATCGGCAATTAATTGTTTTATTTCACGATTAATTCCACTCTTTGTATCAATGTGTCCTACTCTTTCTTGCTCGAAAGGTAATTCATTGTTCTTTTTACGTCCTTCTAAATATCTAGATTTATCTCCAATGTATTCTCCAAATTGATTTCCAAAGACATTTTCATTCTTTTCTAAACCAAACATAGGACCAACTTCTCTTTTACTTTCTTTTAATCTATTATCACCTTGGTGTCTGTCCAAAGCTCTTGTATCATTAAAATCAATTGGATTGGGTGCTCTTTTAAAAAAAGGCTGTGTAGTTACACCTTGGTCATTTCTCAAAAAATCACCTCCATCAATAAATTCTCCAGAACTATTACTGTAAATGATATCTTGAAAACCTTCAACATTCATATTACGATTAAGATTTTTATCACTTATTACATTAGAACTTTCATTAAAGGATTGACTAAAATTATTTTCAACTAAATCTTTTACTTCTTTTTTAGTTTCCTGGAAATAGTTTCCTGATTCATAAATATTCTCACCATTTGTTAAGTTTGGATTACTATTTACAGAAGGTATTATTGGATTATCTCCTTTGTCTTCTTTATTTTTTAAATATCCTACAGCAACAAGTCCAAGTAAAACAGCAGCTTCCATTTAATACTTTAATATATAAAAAAAATAATTTTCTTATCGTATTTTTACCATACTCAAAATTTCTTGAGGTATATTTTTACTGTTAAACCTTATATTCATCATATTACCTGAAAAGTGTCCTACGAGTTTAAAATGTATTTCATCTTCATAAAATAAAACAATTGTATCTTTTTCATCATCATAGATATCCAACATAGGATAATTGTAATACTCTGATGTGTTATCATTACTATAAAATACAACAATATTGATATCTAAAAATTCTTTTAAAAGTTCTAATATCAAGAAATCTCCCCAATAGTCGTTTCCACCTTCTTTTAATAGTTCTTTGAAATCTTCAAATGTAGTTGAGTCAGGATCCCACATTTCACAAAAATCATCAGTGATTTTTAATATTCTATATACTTCAATGATATTTTTAAATTTTTCTTCTGTAATATATTCTGATAAATCTAATCTTAATTTTTCTGTATCTGTTTCATTATATTCGTTGATAGCATAACTTATACAATGAAATAAACAATCACCATCTCCTCCACAATCTAAAACACCATATTGTGAATTTTTCTTTTTAACATTACTAAGTTTGTTTAATTTTACAATCCATTTTTTATTGATTTTTTCCCATCCATATTCAGATAAGTATTTATGCCAATTTCTTTCAGTTATTTTGATAATCTTTTTCTCTTCTTCATAATAAAAAATATCATTTTCTGAAAATATGTTTTCGTTAAGATATAATCTCATCTCTATTATTAGTTGTAATCTTTTCTTTAATAATTAATAAAACCGACAAATTTTTTGAAAATGAATAACATTCTTTTTAATTTTTTCCCAGTCTAATTTATCTTTATCATCATATTCTATCATTGGATGTCTTTTATTGAAACAACTACGGAAGATCCATATCAAGCGTTTAATTTTTTCATCGTCAAAATCCGTATATTTATTCACATGTTTAATTATATATCTATTACAATGGAAATCATTTGCTGATTTAATCCATTCTTTATATTCAAGATCACCAATATCTAATTTAATAATACTTATCTTATCACTCCTTACAATTATTTCACTATTATCTATATGTCTTTTATAATATTCTATCATTTCCATATCTCCTTTCATACCACCATATGATTTTCTAAAACTTAATGATTGAAGATATATATTTTCATGATTTGTTTCTATTGTGTCTTTATATTTTAGGTATTGGGTATATTCTTTTATTTGAGATAATGTATAAACTACACCAAGTAACCATTTTATCATTTCTTCTTTGATTGTAAATCCTTTCGTGTTGGCTATCATCAACCAAACTAATACTGGAAAACATTCATGAAAAGTAACATCTTCAAGCATAATAATAGGTAATCTTCTTATAAAACTATTATAGTCTAGGTTTATAAAGTGGAGAGCCGTCTTTACAGATTTTTCACTATCCATCCGACGGATAGCTTTTTGAAGATGCGATGATAAATATACACTTTTTGTATATTTATTCTCATCTGGAAACTCGTAATTTTTAAAACTAGAATTAATTTTACCACAAATTGTATATTCGGTGTTTTTTATTTTAAATTTTTCTGAAAAATCAACATCTAGAGGTTTTTCTTTAATAAATTCTATTTTAGAAGGACGTTTACCATTCCATAAGAGGTAAAAGAACATATTAAATTAAAATGGATAGAAAAAATAATTATCAAATTTTTTTAACATTCATATAAATCAACTAATGTTAAGTGCGTGTTTGTTCCTAATCTTTTGAAAGGTTCAATAACATTACTTTGAGGATCAATTGGTAATTTAAACCATCTATTTTTTGTTTTTCCTCTTAGTTCAAATGCTGGTTCATCTAAACGAGAATATTTACTTGAAAATTCACCCATCTGAATATCTGTTTCAACACCTTTATCTCCTAAAAACTTACCAGTAACATCGTTTGTTAATGGTCTAGTGATATTTAATAGTTCTGAATTTACATCCATAAATTTAGAATCAGATGTTCTGTAAATGCCACTATTTTGATATTTTATTGATGGGTCATTAGGCATAATACTTTGAGTATCTACGCGAACACTGTTCAACATGTAATTGGATATACCATTTGAAATTGATTCATTTGTGTTTTTCATCTTTTCAATTGAGTTCTCACTATAAGGCATAATTATACTATATTATATATAATATTTTTAGTTTTGACTTAATCTTTTCATATACTCTTTGTTTCTTACAATTTGACGAGATGGTAGTCCTCCTCTTACCCATGAATCCATGGAATCTTCAGGAATAATATGTTTGGCATTTTGTACTTCATTCTTTAATCTATCAATCATAGGAGTGATAGTGTAATCGAGTGTTGATACACCAGAAAGAGGACCACATGTTCTCTTATCTTTAATTACAAGGCTATCGCGGATTTCTGATTCAGTATCAACATTGAATGGTCCTTTTCCAAAGAAGCCAAGATTGTATCTACTGTCTAATTGATTAATATATTTCATGTTTGTTAGATTATTTCCTCTTAATTCGGAGTCATTATCTATCATACAACCATTTTCACCCATCCATCCAAATCCACCAGTAAAGTTTACATTTGCTTGTTTTAACTGTAACTCTCTTGCTTTTTCTAAACCACAATCACAAGCATAAGTATTATCTACTAGATAATTTCCCGGGCCTTGCGATTGATTGATTTCATGATTAACAGTTGCTTCATCTGAGTTTAAAGATGCTTTAGCATTTAAAATAAAATTATCAGTATTAATAGTATTGTCAGAGCATTTCTGTAATTGAACACTATTTACACCATTTTGAAAACCACCGTGATATCCATTCGTAAAGTTCATCTATATTTATATAATGAAAATATATTTTATTTTTAAAAAACGTTTCCATTAGAAGAAACAATTAATATTGTCTTTATTAACCACTAAGCCCCCCTCCATTTCCACCTGGTGTTCCATAACCATTTGCGGCACATTGTAAGCCATTCCCTTCTTTACATGTTGGTGGTGTAGAATATAACCAATTCTTATAACTTTCTAAATCGTTTGGATTTGTTTTTCCAGGAACAGTATAGAATTGTCTTTGAGAATTATTTTTTCCGAAGATATCATTTACATCTCTATATAAATTTCTATTAAATTTTTCTTCTATATCTTTTTGGATACCTTTATTATTGTAAGAAAGACATGGTTTTTGACTGTTATTTTCACCGTAGATAGTTGGATTCATAAATGGATTGCTTTTTTCTGGGATCCTACATCCATCACTTACTTCTTCCATCAAAAAGCTTTCTTTTGTATCACCGTTTTGTAACTTCCTTACATTTTCATTAATATTATTCATTTTTAAATTTTTACTTATGATTACAGTAAATAAACCAACACCTACTGGTATCAATAATGTCTTTGAACTCTTATTTACAAAGTATACAATTAAAGAATAAAAGATAGAGAGACGAAATAAACTGTTTAATTTACGGTTTAGATCGAAATTTTTCATAGGGACTATCTCAAAAAGATATTTCTTTTCGTATAAAATACTTACATCTTCAATCCATAGAGGAGTCATATATTATAATATTATTTATATATTATTTTTATTCTTTTTTATTAACACCTATTTTACCTTCTTTTTTTTCTTGGAGTTTCTTTTGAAGTCTCTTTTTAGTGGCACTTCCATCATGATTGTTTGATAATTGAACAATACGATTATCTGGATTTGTGGACATACCAGGCATACCTCCATCACCTGTATTCATTTGAGATAATCCTTGACCCATTGTTGACATTAATGATGAAAAAAGAGGATTATCTTTCATATTTTTACTTAAGTTCATCGCTTCTTCCATTATATTATCATTTGGATTATTATCAATTTTTTCACTGATAGTCTTAAAAATATTCATCATATTATCCCCATTCATTAAGTTTTCAATTCCACCTCCTTCACCAATCATTGACTCAATATTGAGCTCTTCAGAAACTTCTTTCGCTATTTTACCAATACTGCTATTTTCTAAAATATCTTCCATCCCTTTGATATTTTTATCATCTATCTTTACATCTTTAACATCAGGTTGTAAATCAGCTTTCTTTTCTGAAAGTAATTCCATAACAATATTAGAGTTTAGTGATTCAGTTAACTTTTTTAACATCTTCATGTTTTTAAGTGTCCCTTTATCAGATACCTTTTCATTTTGTTTGATAGAGTTTAAGACATCTTCAATATCTTCTTTACCCTGTTTACTATTGATATTATAAACACAGAATGTTTGAAGATATCTCCAAATATTATTACGTGTTTCATTTGATATATTAGAACCCCAAATCAATTTAAAGGAAACATTATCTAAAATAATTGGATCTTTGTCAAAAATTGTAAAGTCGTTTTCAGAAAGTCCTTTTGATATATCTTCTACATTCTCAAAAAAACTAGATAAAATATCATCACAACCTTCTTCTTCACTTAAAATTTTAGAATATGATTTTGTGAGTCTTTTTTCATATTCCGGAAAAACTTTTACTATATCTAATACAAAAGATTTTAAAAGTTTCTTTGAATTATCAGTCATTTATATGATTAAAATAAGAAAAAATATTTTATTATACGCGTAATTTATCTAGCAAAGTTCATCATAGGTGGTTGTCCTCCACCATTTAATTCTCCTCTCTCTGACATCATTCTTTCATATTCACTGTCAAAAGAAGCTTGTTTTGAACTTTTATAATCATCTTTTCCACCATGTGAAATATTTTGATTTGATTGTGTTTCTTCAATATTTGAATAATATGTATCTAGCATATTTAAATTATCACCTTCTAAACTGGAGAAAGATAAACAAGAACCATCACTACAATAACCATTAATATCACATTGAGGTTCACCACCACCACCGCCTCCACCACCACCACCTCCAACAGAACATTCTCTCTTTTGTTGTGGAGGTCCAGAAGATCCATCATTTGATTCTTCTAACATACCAAATATTTCAGCAGCACTATACATTTCATCTCCTGAAACCATACAAGGAACAGCTTTTACATAATTAGGAAATGGATTTTCATCGATAGAAATTATTAAAAAGTTCCCATGAATATCAGGTCTATTTCTTAGAATCTTTATTAATTCAATACAATATTTACATTTTTTACTTACGTAAATGGTTGGCTTACTACTCATTAAAATCTTTTATATTTATAACAAATAAATTAGATTATTTTAACATAAAGTATTTAAAATTTGAATAAAAATATTATAGATAATAAAAACGATAATACAAAGATGTCAAACATTACAATCTCTTACCCCGAAAAAGGAAAAAATGAAAAAAACAGCATTGTCTTTGACATTATGGGAGATAGAGAAGAAGGACTTAATAAAAGTGTTATCAATTCTTTGAGAAGAGTCCTTTTATCATCTATTCCTTCAGTAAGTTTTAGAACAGAAATGAATAACACTGATATCAAAATTGTCAAAAATACATCTCCACTTCACAATGAATATATTCTTCATAGAATTTCTATGATCCCTCTTTACATTGATCCGGAAGAATATAAAAGAGATATGCTTTTCAAGCTTAAAGTAAGCGCGGATCCAGAAAAACCAGTTACAAAGGTAACCGCAGGAGATTTTAAAATTTATCGTCTTAAAGAAGGTGTAGAAAATGAAGAAGGTGAAATTGACTTGAATAAATTCTCAGATGTAGAAATTCCAGAAAGTGAAAAAGTTCAAATATTTAGACCTTTTAAGGATAAATATTATTGTGATGTCACCGAGCTTAAAGGTGATAATGTAGATTCAAAGGGTGAAATAGAACTATACGGTATT